GCGCTGATCGAGGATGCGGTCTCGTCCGCGGTCGATGCGGCGCTGGAGCCGATCCGCACCGCCCTGGGGGGGAAGCAGCCGCTCAACGCAGATCTGACCGCCATCGCCGCCCTAGGCACCACGGAGTTCGGACGCGAGCTTCTCACGCTCGCGAGCAAGGGAGCCGCCCGAGACGCCCTCGGCCTCGCCGCTGTGTCCGCCTCGGGTTCGATCACCGACCTCACCCTCACCAACCTGCCGTCCAGCCTGCCCGCCGCCCCCGGCGTGCTGTGGAACAACGGCGGGCTGCTCTCGATCTCGTAGGAAGCGACACGACATGCGCCGATCCTTCCGTTCCATCGCCGCGGCGATCCTGCTGGCGCTGATGCCGGCCGCCGCGCTCGCCCAGGCGCTACCCTCGCCGAAGGTCACCACGCGCCCGGCGAACGACAATTCCGACGTCGCCGCGAGCACCCGCTACGTCGATCTGTCAGCGCAGATCCTCCTGAACGCGATCGCCAGCAAGGCGCCCATCGCCAGCCCGACGTTCACCGGCACGGTCGGGATGCCGGCGCTGGACCTGAAGAACGGGACCATTACGGGCGTCACCGGCGCCAACACCGGAGTTGGCGCCGTCGCGTCGGGGCTTTATCTGGATGCCAACAACGTTGCGGTGCGTGCGCCAGCAGCGTCCGGCACGATTTTCTTCCAGTCGACGGGCGGCTCGCAGAATTGGGGCTTCCTGAACTCTGGGGGGCTGTCAATAAACGGCGCAGTCCAGTCGACCGGGTTCTTTGGCCCGGCCGGCGCCGCGACTGTCACGGCAACTGGCGCCGCAGGCAACCGCACACTTGCCGATCTCGCTGGCTTCGTCGCCGGCAACACGCCGACAATCGCAACCCTGCGCAGCCTGTCCGTCGCTCCGCTTGTCTCGAATGTGAGCGTGAACGTCTCGGGCTACTACGCGGCGGCAGACGGTGGTGGCGGCACCTTCACCTGGGCGCCGGCCTCTACGGCAGCCGACGACGGCGGGTCCGTGATCAAGCCGACTGCGGTCTCGAGCGCTGGCCGCTGGCTGCGCGTGGTCAACGGCCCGTTCTCAATCAAGATGTTCGGCGCGCGCGGCGACGGTGTCGCCGATGACGGCCCGATCATCCGGACGGCCTACGTCGCCTCGACGGCTCTGGGGCGGCGCGTCCTGTCCTGTCCGGCCGGCACCTACAGCCTCGCCACGCGCGTCTTCCTCACCAGCGGTGTGGCCCTGACCGGCGGGCGCGACTGCGTCATGCGTGCCGCCGACAATGGCTCGGACATCCTGTTCGAGGTCTACGAGGCCAACGATGTTGGCTTCGAAGGGATCACGATCGACGGCAACCGGGACAACAATTCTGCGAACTACAGCCGCAACAACAAGGCGCTGATCCATCTACGCTCGGCGGCGAATTCCTTCGTTCGCGGGGTCGCCTTCAAGGATGGCCCCGGCATCGGTGTTGCGGGTTATGGCGACAACGTCGACGTCAGCAACAACGACTTCAGTAATATTCGAGACCGCGCCATTTTCCACACGGGGTCGGCGGACGCCTACGCGAAGAACTTTACCGCCCGGAATAACCGCATCAACGGCTCGTTCAGCCATGCCATCAACATCGGTTATGCCGAGGCCTTCGACGTCAGCAACAACGCGATCAGTGGCCATGTCATCGGCCTGCGTTCGACGATGCGGGTCAATGTCTCTGGTGCCACGGTGACCTTCTTCGGCGGGCCGGAGAACTTCCGGAACGTGAAGCCCGGCGAGTTCCTGGTCATGGACCACGGCAAGGAATGGGACATCGTCGCCAAGGTCAACGACACGACGATTACCCTCGGCGGGCAGGGCGCCAACAAGGATCAGTTTCCGCCCAATGGGAACAATCAGGTCGCCATGGTCGGCTCGGGCGACCTGTTCGGAATGGAGAGCGTTCGCAACGGCAAGGCGCAGGGCAACCAGATCGGCAATACCGCGACCTTCGGGAGCGGCATCATCAGCTCGGGCGGGGCCGTCACCAACGTCCTGTTTGCCAACAACTTCACCTACCGCACTGGCAAGCACGGCCTCCTGGTCTCCGCAGAGGCTCAGGGCGCCACGAACACGCGCGTCAAACTGATCGGCAACGCCTTCGATGAGGCAGGCGCCGGGTCCGACGCGGTCTCCGACTTCGAGCGCACGTCCGTCGCGATCTCTGCGGGGCCGGGGAGTGTCACCGGCGTGTCGATCGAAGGGACCGTCGTCACGTCGGACACGGCGTCCTATGGCCCCGTCCTGAACTGGCTCGGCTTCGACCTCAACATGCAGGCCGGGACCGTGACGCTCGGGAAGTCGAACGTGTCCACCGCCTCCAACGGCAAAGCGATCGCCAACGATGTGAAGTCGATCACGCTGTCCCCCAAGTGGGGGTCGAGCGCCACGGCGAGCAGCATCGTCAGCACGGGCGATCGGGTCGACTTCAAGATCGTAGCGGGCGGGACCGGCTTCGACGGCTATCCCGGCGGCACGATCTCGAAGGTGTCGGATGTCGGCCCGCAGCCCGCGGTCCAGTCGTTCCTTCGTTCGAGTGCGGGGCCGGGCGACATCCGGTTTCCGATCGTCGTGGACAATGCGACGGCGGGCAACTGGCCGTTCACCTGGACCAGTGGCGACAAGCCCGCGGCTCCGGGCGGGGGCGCCGATCCGACCACCTTCGTGACCAGCTTCGTCGCCAACTGATTCAATCCGCTCGCCGCGCCCTCCGGACCGAGCCTGACACGACCCCTCTGACAATCGGAGACGACCATGGCCGCTGCCAATTTCGAGCGGGCGCTTCCGCTCGTCCTCAAGCACGAGGGCGGGTACGTCGATCACCCGAAAGACCCTGGCGGTGCGACCAATCTCGGCGTCACCATCGGCACGCTGTCGTCCTGGCTCGGCCGTCCGGCAACCAAGGGCGACGTGAAGGCGCTGACCCGCGCGTCCGTCGCGCCGATCTACCGGAAGAACTACTGGGACGCGGTCCGCGCCGACGAGATGCCGGCCGGGCTCGACTATGCCGTCTTCGATTTCGCGGTGAACTCCGGGCCCAAGCGCGCCGCCATGGCGCTCCAGCGCGCCGTTGGCGTGGCCGATGACGGCGTGATCGGCTCCATCACCCTCGCCAACATCGCGAGCCGCCCGGTGGACGCCACCATCGAGCGGATCATGGCCGACCGCATCACGTTCCTGCTTCGCCTGTCCACCTGGCCGACCTTCGGCAAGGGGTGGGCCGCGCGCTGCGACGGGGTGCTTCGGGAGGCGCTGGACATGGCCACGAAGGCTCCTGCACCCGTCCCGCCGGTCTCCACAGCACCGCTGGCGTCACCCGCGTCCACCGGCCCGCTCGCAGGCCCCGCGCCCCGCCGCAGCGGCACCGTAGCGCCGGGCCCCATCTCGTCCGCGCCGCAGGTCTCGACCAGCGCCACCGTCCAGACCGGCGGTGTCGGCGGCTGGATCAAGTCCCTCTTCACCCGGAAGGCATCGTGATCATGGAAAACTGGATGCAGGCCGCCGGGCAGCTCGCCCAGGCGGGCCTTCCCTCGCTCGGCTCGCTCGTCGGCAGCATCGCGGGCGGTCCGCTCGGGGGCACTATCGGCGGTGCCGTCGGGCGTGGTGCTGCCGCCGCGATCGGCGCGGCCCTCGGCGTACCACCCACGCCCGAGGCGATCACGCAGGCCGTGGCGGCCGACCCGGCCGGCGCGCAGGTGAAGCTCGCCGCAATCGAGGCCGACGCCAAGACGCAGGCGGACTACCTCGCGGACATCGCCAACGCTCGCGCTATGCAGCTCGGCCTCGTCCAGACCCAGAGCTGGGTCTCGAACATGCCGGCGATCGTCACCCTGCTCATCTTCCTGGCCTGGATCACGCTGACGGTGGCGCTCTACTTCGTCCAGTCGGAGATCCCCGAACGGGTCTACCAGCTGTTGAGCCAGGCCTACGGCGCCTCGAACCTCGCGCTGGGCACGGCCATCGCCTTCTGGCTCGGCTCGTCCCGCTCGTCCCAGGTCAAGGACAATCAGATCACGGCGCTGCTGCCGGGCGCTGGGCGGCGATGAGAAAACCCCTTCTCCCGATGCATCCGGCCGGCCCCTACAGCACCTATCGGCTGTTCGAGTGGTGCGCCGCGACCATGATGCTGCTGATGGCCTTCACCCTGGCGATGCCGGGCGACACCATGGAGCGCAACGCCCTTCGGCCGATTGCCGAGATGGGGTTCAGCGAAGCCAACATGGCCACCGTCTTCGGCTCGGTCGGCGCCATTCGGGTGATGGCGCTCTTCCTCAACGGCTTCATCAACAACCAGCGCGTCGGTCCCAAAGGGGCCTACGCCAGAGCCTTCGGCGCCGCCGTGGGCTGCCTGATCATGGGCCAATTTACCTTTGCGCTGATCTATGACGCGGTGGAGGTCGCCCATGCCCCGAGCCTGAACATCGCGGTCTTCGGCACGATCGCAGGCTTCGAAGCCCTGTCCGTCTATATTGCCGTGCTGGACGGCGTCTCGCGCAAGACCCGGATCGGGAAGGCGCTCACGCAACTCGAGGGGATGACTGGCTGATGGACTGGCTGGGATTTCTCAAGGACGTGATCGCGAGGCAGGAGTTTCTTCAGATCTTCGTCGGGGGGTGCACCATGCTCCTGATCGGCTGGATGGTGACCCGGGCGCGCGGCGACAAGGACCATCTGCCCGCACCTGCGGCGGCCACTCTCGCGGACGTGCCACAACCCTTTCTGCAAGGCCCCCGCGAGGCCGTCGACATTCTGCGGGAGTTGAGAGACCTCGCACGCCGAAAGGCCGAGGACATCAGCCGGATCGCGGAATGCGTTCGCATCATGCGGGAGGAGTCGAAGCGGCAGACGGAAATCCTGATGGCCATCGAGCGAGAGCAGGCCGTGGAGAACCGGCTGCATGAGCGAGGGCATCCCGAGCGGTAGCCCTCCCCCTCTCGACCTATCCCTACCTCAGGCCTCGCCAGCATCCGCTGGCGGGGCTTTCGTCGTTTCCGCCCCGAGCAGTTCCGGCAGGCGCGCTATGTTCGCCGCGATCCGGCGGGCCTCGTCGCGCGTCATCCGGTTCGTAGACAGCCGGCGGGTCGGCTCATCGCAGAAATACACATAGGCGATCGGCAGGCCGCTCGCGCTCTGAACCGTGAACGACTCGGAGTTCTCGACCACCGACCACGGGCGCGCGAAGCGGGTGGTCGAGACGGGTTCCGCCGTTGGGTTCGGGACCGGGCGGCGCTCGACCTTCCGGCGTTGCCCGCCCTTGGTCTGAATCCAGACCTCGGCGGCGCTCATGATCGCGTCGGGTCCAACGTCGTAGTCGAAAATCCAGAGCGGATTGACCTTCGGGCCCCGGTTCAGGTCCGTCGACTCGCGCACGATCAGCCGCAGCCGGAACTCGCCGTCGTGCTGAGCCTGGAGCAATTCCCGGATGCGCTTGCTCGATGCGATCCAGGCCGCACCGCCTTTGCTGTCCGGATAATTGCGCGGGTGGTAGTCGTCCGTCGTGATCTCGCGCCAGGGCGGTGGGGCCTCGTCGCTCACGGCTTCTCGGGCCTCGCCAGCAGGATCGGATGCGAGGTTCAAGGCGACGCGCGAACCTGAAAAGGGGCGGCATCGAACCCGATGCAGGTTCGTTGAACCTGCGATCAGTAACCACTCCTCAGGGAAAACCCTGTGACATCAGAGTGGTAAGTGGTGGGCGCGACAGGGATCGAACCTGTGACCCCTACCATGTCAAGTTTGTTCCCCCATCCCAACCGCTTCTAATCATTGAGGTCGTGCGCCCGTCTCCTTCGGGGAATTCCCGGATTGTTCCGGTACCGTTCACGGGGAACAGCCACGGCGAACCGGAGAGCACTACCTAAGCCCGGCGACGCGGTGCGAGAGTGACCACGTCCTCGTCGTCGAGCTCCAACGCCGCAGCGCCCCGGCTCAGGGCCTCGGGCGAAAAGCGAGCATAAATATCGCGCGTCACCTTCGGGTTCGAGTGGCCCAGGTAGCTCGCGATCTCCTCCATTGGCACGCCCGCTTCGGCCTGGCGCACGGCGGCCGAGTGGCGGAGCATGTGTGGGTGAACGTGCGGCAGACCGGCATTCTTGGCCGCGGTGGCGAGCCCCTTCTTCACCGACCCGACCCGCTCGCCGTTCCACTCCACGACGAAGTCCGACCGGGCGCCCCGCTGCGCCTCTAGGAGGCGGAGGCGCAGGGTGCGGGTCAGGGGGACGACCGCCCTCCCCTTGTGCGCGACCTTGATATCGGGATCCTCGAGGTCGATCTTGCCCCGCTCGAAATGCACGCGATCCCAGGTCAGACCCAGGATCGCGGCGGCGCGCCCGGCCGTGCCGTAGGCCACGTGCACGAACAGGGCGAGATGCGGCGCCTTGCAGGCGTCCGCGAGCTGCCGGACCTGATGCGCGGTCAGGTGCTTGTCGGCGTGCCGCTTCGGCAGGCTCGGCCGCTCGATGTCGGGGGCCTTCGCGATCAGCCTGTGCTTCTCTGCCCAGCGCAGCACCATGCGGATGCGACCGAGCTCCGTGACGATCGTCCCGTCCTTGATGCCGTTCGGATGCCGGTCGGTGCGGAGCGCGCGCCGCTCGGCCGTGTAGGCCCGGCAATCCGCGATGGTGATGCTCTCGCCGCTCATCTCGCCGAAGCGTGAGCGCAGCGCCTTCCACTCGTGCTTCATGATCTCGACCACGGGGCGGCCCGCCTTATCGGCGCGGTAGGCCTCCCAGAGTTCGGCGACGGTGGTCCCGGTCGGCCTTAGGGCTTCGGCGTAGACGGCTGGCGCACGGCGGCCAGCCTCAACCTCGTCACTGGTGCCGAGCCGGAACCGGCGCCGCTTCCCGTCCTTCCAGAACGTGAGGACGCACTCGCCCTCCGGGTAGCCTTTGGATTTGAGGCGTCCGATGTCGTAGGGCCGGTCTTGATCGCGCATTCTGCTTCCTCGACGGCAGACAGGGGAATCCGCAGCAGCTTCCCGCCGAGGCGAAAGTGCCCGAGGTCGCCCCGGTTGACCATGTTCCTCACGTGTTGCTCCGAGCAGCCCCACCGCTCGGCGACCTGCTTCGGGATCAGGATGGTTTCACGCATCGCTCTCCCCCTGACGGCTGTGTAAGGCGGCGGTTTGGGTGGGGACTGAGACCGCCCGCTCCGCGACGAGGGCTTTGAAGCGTTTCGACCGGCGCGGGATTGCGCCAAGCTGCCCGATCTCTCGCTTGATCAGTTCAGCCTCAAACAGTGCTGCCCGCTCGGTTGCCGCGGCTCGGCTCTTAGGACCATGCGATGCTTCGTATCGCTCATAGGATGCCCGGCAGATCGCAACGCGGTCAGTGAGGTATTCGAGCACATCGTTGAAGGCCTGGTTTCGTACCGACCTGCGCTCAACCATCGGCCCGCCCTCCATCCTGATTGGCGAGAGCGAGGCGTCCGGCGGGGAACTTCGACACGGTGCTCATGCACTCCCCCTTTCGCTCGACGCCATTGCCTTGGTCTTGCTGATCTCCTCCCAGTTCGTCCGGATCGAAGCCTTGATGTCAGGGCTAATGGCGTCAACGAGAGCCTCGGCTTCCCGAGGGCTCTTGGAGGCGAACCCGATGGCGCCCGCGATGACGTCGCAGAGTGCCGAGAGAACCACGTCGACAGAGTGGCCACCGCAGAGCATCTGAAGGTCGAGATTGAGCGCTTCCCGCTCCGTCAGCTTCTCAGGCATGGTCGCCTCCCTGGGCGGGAACTTCCCTCACTTCGATCTGAAGCGAAGGGCCGCCATCCTTCCGCGTGAAAGTCTGGACGAAGCCGACGCCGATGTGCTCGGCGACCGCCAGGACGGCCTCGGTTGTCACGTCGGTCTGGTCCGACAGCCAGAGGGCTGGGTCCTTGCCGACGCTGCCGATGTAGATCTTGTTGGTGAGCGGCGAGCGCCCGATGCGGAGCTTCTTCACGAGCGCACCTCATGATCCGCAGGGGCAGTGGTTTCGTCCGTCCAAATCGCTCCTTCAGGCAGCGCGGCGCCTGGAGGCAGGGGTTCGTCGTTGTGCGTGAACGACTCTGGCTCGGGCCCGCAGCAGGCGCGATGAACGCTGCCCCCGCTCGCGTCGGGCAGATACCGGTCGCCGGTCTTGAACGGCACGCCGCATGCGATGCACCGCTCGGCTTCCGTCTCGGACTGCCGAGTCTCGGGCGTGGTGTTGGCGAGGGCGGCTTCTAGGGCCGCATACTCAGGAATGTTCGCATCAAGTCTCAGGCCCGAACGAGCGCACCTGTATCGAGAGACGCCGACATGCCGTAGTAGAGAGGCCGCCGCCGTCCGCAGCATCGTAATTTCTTCACAGAGCTTGAAGGTGGCGCCCATCTGGCCGCGCATTGTTTCTGCGATGGCCTGCGGGTCACGCCCTTCAGCCTCAATCTCCGCGATCACGTCTTGGTCACTCATCGCCAGAATGCGGTTCACTTCTCGGTCATCCGCCTCCTCCAGCGCGGCCCGTCTTTCACGGGCTTCGGCTTCTGCGAGGGCGGTGGCGTCGTGGAGATGGCCGGCGCGGTAGGCGTTGACGAGGGAGGCTACGAAGGCGGCGTTCTCGGCGGGATCTGCATGGTAGGCGTCGGTAGCCTCGTATCCGATTACGGCCCCATCGAAGATGCACACGAACAGCCCAGCATGTGGGTCAGGATTGCCAGACACGATCCAGTCGCCACTGCCCCACGGCGCATCGACCGTGTGCCAGACCCCGCTCTGCGCAGCGTCCGACAGTTCTCTCAGGCTTGCCTCAGACATCGGCGTTCTCCGGGCTGGTGAGGATGGCGCTGGCTGCGTATTGGTGGACGATGTCGAGAGCGTCGTTCCGCACCAAGATTGATGACCCGGCGAAATCTCGGATACGAATGAGCGCCTCCCGCATCCGCGCGATCACCTCCGCATCACGGGCCGCTGCGGCCTTGAGGGTGGTGAGTTTGGCTTCGGCGGCGGCCAAGGCTGGCGAGTGATGCGCGCACACGTCGCCCGGCTTGTCGTAGGAGCAAGCGCAGGTGCTGTGCGGGGCCAGCGCTGCGAGCTTCGCGTTCAGGGCGTCAGCATGCTCTTCTGCCGCTGCTTGGTCGGCCTCGGCCTTCTCAGCGCGTTCCGTGAGGCGCGCGAGTTCGGAGGCGATGGGGCCAGAGGGTCCGCAAAATTGTCCGGCTTTCTCGGAGGCTTCGGAAACGTAGAAACCGACCTCGGACTCCAGCCACCGCGCCACCGCCTCGCGCAGGTCGTGGATTGCGGGAGGGGTGGTCATGCGGACGGCTCCTCATCGGTCGGAGGCTCGTCCTCGGATGCGGCCCCATCGGCGCATTCAGAGCAGAGCCAAGATAATGGGCCGCCCCACTCCATCCAATGAAGGTGATCCACGAAACGCTCGCAGCAATTACAGAACCCCGAGTTATCGCCCATCGCTTAGGCCTCCCCGGTGTTGGCTTTGGGGGTGGCGGGGCGGAGCCCTGCAAGCTGTTTTCGGAGCGCCAATCGGTCAGCGATACGGGCGGCCTTCCCCACGGCAAGGGCCGTTTCCTCCATGTCCATCATGCGCAATTGACTGACGGCAAATTCGCACTTGAACCAATCCTGGCGAGAGAGCGTCTCTACTTCGCCACCCTGATCGGGTGCCTGTTGGGTCGGGGATGCGAGGGACGAGAAGATGGCCAAGGCATCTTCGTAAGCGCCTGCTACTGCGCGCTCCTGATCCGCGCTGGTGTAACTTCCGACACCGTCGCATTCGGCTGCCGAGGCACGATGCTCCGCTGCCTTTGCTTTGATCACCTCTCGCGGCGCATCCTCACCCGCGGGGCGGGCGGCGGGCGCGTAGACTGCCTTGAAAATCGTCCGCGCCTCGCTCAGGGCTCCGCTGTGCGCCAAGACCCATTCGTAAAGCTCGTCGTCTTTCGGCTTGTCGCCAAGCTCGTATCCCGCCTTCATGCGCAGAAACTCGGCCACCCGGCGGTCAAGCCACGCGGCATAGTCCTCAAGCGTCTTCATGCCGAACGGAACGATCCACTTCGTCAGCGGCGTCACGCCCAGCATCTCAGGCACCGTGAACATGCCCGCCGCCTTCAGCCGTGCGTTGAGGGTCGTGTCCTCGGCCCCCTCGCTCGGGGTTGCCTCGGTGGGGGTGGGCGCAGCGGCGAGCATGCGAACAGCCTCGTATGCCTCATAGAAGCTGTCGCAGCGGGCTTGCCCCTCGTTGCCCATGTGCGAGGGCGTGAAGGTTGCCGCCGCCCGATGCCGAAGCGCCTGGATGGCCTCAAGGGCCTGCGCACGGAACGCCTCAACAGGCGCCCGCTCCCCTACCTTCAGGGGATGGTTGGCGAGGGCGGCAGGCATCTCCACCGACCAGCCCGTCAGTTCGGAATAGAGCGCTAGGAACTCACGCTCGGCACGCTCGGGCGGCCAGAATTGTAGGGTGACTCCCAGAGGCTCCCGCGCGCCGCCGTAGTTCCACGTGTCGCCGGTCGGCGTCATCGCTTGTGCGCGCTCATCCATCACAATGCGGCAGTCGAGATCTTTGACCGCGTCCGGCTGCATCTCAGGATCCAGTCGGAATGCCTGATAGACGGCCCGCGTGACACGATCCTCGGCCGCCCGGTACTCCGGCATGTGCCGCTTGAGCGGTCGCACCATGTCGGACAGATACGCTTCGCTGGCGTCATGCAGGAGCAGCCACAGGGCCGCCTCAGGCGGCGCGGCGCGCGCCAGTAGGACACAGTGTTCGGCGACGCTGTAGAACCGAGTGCAGTGGCCGCCGTATCGGGTCAGAAGCGACAGCGCGTGCGCGATATCTTCGATAGACACGTCCTCGGCGCGCGGGTCGAGTGGCCAGAAACGCCTGCCCGTGAAGGTCTCCATCCAGTCGCCTCGACGGGCCGGGAAAGCATCGCGCTCGTCCCTCCTCTGTCCGGTCGATACGTCTTGCTGGTCATGGGATGACATGGGTAACGCTCCGGGCGTGAGGTCGGGGGATGGGCGGGTCATCACGCTGGGTCCTTCAGTTCGATCATCCGCTCGACGAGCCTGAGAGCCGACCGCTGAAGCTCGATGCGGGTCGGCTCCAGTTTCGCCCAGGCGGCGGCCCTGGCGGCGTCCCCGGCGGCGTCCCCGGCGGCGGCCCTGGCGGCGGCCCTGGCGGCGGCCCCGGCGGCGGCCCTGGCGGCGGCCCTGGCGGCGGCCCAGGCGGCGGCCCCGGCGGCGTCCCCGGCGGCGGCCCTGGCGGCGGCCCTGGCGGCGGCCCAGGCGGCGGCCCCGGCGGCGTCCCCGGCGGCGGCCCTGGCGGCGGCCCAGGCGGCGGCCCCGGCGGCGGCCCCGGCGGCGTCCCCGGCGGCGGCCGCTTCGGTCCGCGCCGCCTCTAACGGGCCGCGCAGCGAAGGCGTTTGAGCGAAGTTGGTGATCTCGGGCAATGCGGACAGCGCATCGGCCTGCGAGGTCAGGCCGGCGAGCCGCAGCCAAGCCGGGGTGTGCTCGCGGACCAGCCAGTCCGCAGCCATCGTCGCGCGGCGGCTCTCGACATCGGCAGACGCTCGCGTCCCAACGAGGCGCGGGATCAGCGGCAGGAGGAGCGCGGTGCGCTCGGCGTCCGGCAGTCCGTCGTTCAACGAACGCATGAACGCGCCGATGACGGGGCTGGTGCAGGTCGGGTGATCGGACCAGGGCTCGCCGGCCACGAAGGCAACGGCCTCCATGGCGCACATGGCGCCGCCTTGGCTGGGGTCATGCGCGCCGCTCTCAAGGTGCGTGACCATCGCAAGGCGGGTCGTGTCAATCTGGGTCTGGGCGGACATAGGGCTGCCTTCCGTGTGAGCGGTTGCGGATTCCGAATGCGGAGCTTGGTTCGTCACAGCGCCTCCCTCCCCCTTTGCGGGGTGGTGGGGGTCGCCTCTACGTCGAGGAAGGAGCCGATGAAGGCGCTCGCCGGGTACGGATTGATGGCATTGCCGTAGCCGCGCAGTCGTCCCACGCGGGAGGTAGCCCCATGAGCCAGCGGGTGAATGCCGGGTTGAGTTGGCCGAGCTTTACCGTCTCGACAGGCGAGCCACTCGACATCACTCCATGGACCTGGTCTTCCAGACGGCACTTGCCGTCGTTCGCCCTGATCGGGTTCCCGAACCCGCCGTTGTTGCCCACTCTCGGCGTCGCCCAGGACGCCGCAGTCCGCAGGTTGGGCGCTCCCTCGGCCGATCGCGCCATCCCTGGGCCACCCGTGCCGTCCTGCACGGTTGGCGTTGGCCATGACGTCAGACGCGCCACTCCCGGCAGCTTCAGTGTGATCGGTCGCGTCCCGTCTGATCGGACCGGCCCGCCGTAACTGTGCGGGCTCCCCGTCGCATCGTTGGCCACCGGCGTCGGCCACGAACCAGAGGCGCTGTCTGATGTGCGGAGCGCCGAGGCCCGCAGCGCACAGATCAGCCGCCCCGACGGCGTAGCCCTCTCCTTCCAGATCAGCTTGAACAAGGTCGAGCCAGTTGAGGCCGTCCTTGCTCGCAACCTGCTCGCCAAAGACGATTGCAGGGCGGCACTCTCGGATGAGATGGAAGAACGCGGGCCATAGGTGCCGCTCGTCAGCGAACCCTGCGCCTTGGCCTGCCGCGCTGAAAGGTTGGCAGGGGCACGAGCCGGTCCAGACAGGCCGATCGGCCGGCCAGCCTGCGAGTCCAAGGGCATAATCCCAGACCGCAATGCCGGCGAAGAAGTGACAGCGGTTGTAGCCCGCGAGATCGCTCGGGACGACGTCGCGGATGTCCCGCTCGTCCACGTCTCCGGGCGAAACAAGTCCGGCTGCAATGAGATTGCGGATCCACTGCGCGGCATAGCGGTCGTGCTCGTTATAGTAGGCCCGGGGCGCGCTCATGAGGCGGCTCCCACGTCGAGGGCGTCGATGTTGGCGCGGTGGGTGGTGGGGCTGATCGGCCGATCGCTCATGGCTTCTCTCCCACGTTGGAAGCCTGAGCGGCATGGGGCATCTCCCGCACTCGCAGGGAGGCAGGGAAGGCGGCCATGTCCTTGATCGCACGCCCCTTGGGGCCAGAAAGCTGCTTTACGAAGCAGGCGACGCTTGCAGTGCGGCACTGCTCGACGATGTCGAGTGCCCATCCTTCCTGCATCAGGCGGGCACCATGGCCGCTCTCGCCGCCGACGATCAGCCAATCCAGGCCAGGGTTCGAGAGACCGAGCGTCGTGTTAAGCCCGGCCGCTTCGAGCCACGCGCTGAAATCGATCGGCCCCAGAAGCGGCTCGGCCGACACGAACCGCACGGCGGCCGGCGTGTCGAGCAGGTCCGGCACGCGCTCGTCGGCACGGCGCTGGTCCTCGGCCGAGACGCCGAGCCATAGGCCGGGGCATCCGTCGGCCACCCACTGCCAGGTCGAGCAAGGTGCGTTCATCCAGAACGGATGACCCGCAGCCTTTGAGGCTGCCTGCGATGCGCGGGCAAAGTCGCTATCCAGAAACTCGCCGAACCCGATTTTTGCCAAGCCATGGAGCGCCGTTACGAAGCGCCGCATGACCTCCAAGCGCTTGGTGAGCACCTGATAGGTGTGGATCGGTCGATGGTTGATCCCGACGCCGTTCGCGTCCGCTGCGGTCGCGCGATGGGTCAGGCCCATCACCGCGAACACGAGCAGCCGATCCCAATCGGATACCCCCTCGTGGAACAGGTCCGACATCGAGTTCACGAACCACGTCGTCGGCTTCTTCCGGCGCAGGGGCTCGGTCAGCGCCTCGTCGACAAGGCGCATCTCGCCCGTCCAGACCGGCCCGGCCTTGCTCGGCTTCGTGAGGCCGCGATAGCGCTCCAGACCCATGCGCTCCAGGCGCGCGGCCATGCGCATCGCGTAGCAGTTCGTGCAGCCGGGGCTGACGACGCTGCACCCGACGATGGGATTCCAGGTCTTCTCGGTCCATTCAATCTTCGACACGGGAAGCCTCCGCAGGGTTGGTCGCGGCCTCAGGCCGGAACGAGGCGTCAGGGGTCTCGCCCGTCCGAGCCGGGATCACGCCCGTGTCACCGCAGGTCCGGCAGATGTCCTGCCGCGTCTTGGTGTGACGATCCTCGTGGGTGTCGGTGCGCGTGCCGGAGCAGGTGGGACAGGGGAGTAGGATGGGGTGCGTCATGCCTCGGACCTCCCGGCGGCCTGGGCTGAAGCGACGAGGCTCAGGCGCGGTCGCTTCGCCCTGGCGCGCTCCTCGTCAGCCGCGAAAGCTTTGGCCATGACCCTCAGGGTGTGATCTGGATCCGTCTCGAGCGACCGGAGCAGGCGGGCGATATCGGCGATGCCATCGGCCTTCGCGATCTCGTGTCCGAGGGCCACGCGCGTGCCGCGGTAGTCGGCCGGGACATCCCGGAAGCATGCCCGCATACCGGCGGCAGCCTCGCAACGAGGCTCTGCAATCTGCTCTGCGGTCAGCCGAAGGCTGGGCAGGTCCAAGTTGGTGATGAAGGCTTCGTCGGACGGGCTCAGCATGGCGCCGCCTCCGGGTCCGTGATGACGATCCGGCCACCCCAGGCGGTGGCGACCCCGATGCCGAACGGGCGCAGCAGGTGGCGGACCTGACGGATGCGGATTGAGAAGCCGTCCGTCTCCGAGATGCCGGCAACTTCGGCAGCCTCCGAGCGGGAGAGGTCTGTCGCAGGCAGTGCGCTGAGGATGAAGTCGGCCAGCAGGAATACACGGCGGTTTCGCAGCGTCGTTCGCACGGCGTCACATTGGATGCTCTGCGCCTCCCGGTCGAAAACCACGGCGCCCGCGTGCCGGCGCGCTACCGCATCGCCATTACCGTGCGTGAAGATGATCCTCGGCGGGGACCGCAAGGGCGTGAGCATCTCGATCCTCTTTGAGGCGTGGGGTGCGGGTAACCGCAGGCGCGGCCGTTCAGCGACGGTCAGCATTCCGGCCTCCGGTATCCGAGGGTGAGCTTGTCGACTGGCTTGCTGGCCCGGCACTGCGGCTCGGGGCGAGGGAAGCCTGCGTGCTGGATTCGCTTCTTAGGTGCCGTGGCGCCGAGGAACTTGACCTCACGGCGAGCGGCCCGGGCGATGTTCGGGACGTCCTGCGTGGCTGTCTTGACGCTGTGACAGCCTTTGCGGTGCGCCGGCGCCAGGTTGTGCTCCTCGTCTTCGCCGTAGAGGGCGAGCGGGATCACGTGGTCCAAGTCCCAGGCCTCGGTCTCGCCGATCTTGCCGCCGCAGACGTGGCAGGTGTGATCGTGAGCCTTGAGGATGCGGAGGCGCACCGTGGCCGAACGGTGCTTGCGCTTGATGGTGCCGACGAAGGTTGTCATGCAGCACGCCTCCGCTCGACATGGGCGGCGACGGCTCGAGCGGCCTCGCGGTGCTTGGCCCATGCCCTGATCTCGGCGTAGGTCACGCCTTGCAGCAGGCAGATCGCCTCGAAGCACTGGTCGACGGTGAATCGGGTGACGTGGCAGTCCTTGGGCAGGAGCCACATCTGCTCGGCCAGCCAAGCGTAGACGCGGTCGCGGGCTTTCCGCTGTGCGTTGCGCGCGCCTTGTCCACGAAGGAACTGAAGGCTGCGCTTGCTGTAGCCACCGTCGGCAGCGGCGTTGAGCCAGATGCTATCCAAGATGACGTGGACGTCGTCGCGAAGCTCAGGAGAGGGCATGGTCATGCAGGCCTCCGATCAACACCGGAGCGCGTGGCGCGCAGGCTGAGATTGCAGATCCGGATATCGTCGCGCTGCGGGCTTGCGAGATGCACCCGGTGCCCGGCCGGCACGTCCCGCCCATGGAACAGCACCCAGGCCGCACGATGGGCGTACATCCGACACCCCTTGAGATTGATCGCGAGGTAGCCGTTCTCGGTGAGCGACCCGGCCGGGGTGCCGGCGAGCCTTGCGTTGCTCGACCGACCTGCGGGGCCCGATGCGAAGCGGGAGAGCGGCCGTTCACGCCACGTCAGGGTGCCGGCCTCTGGGTCATAGCTCAGGCACTCCGCGAGCACCTGGGGGTCGAGGCGAGAATTCCTCATGCCGCCCTCGCCATACCGAGGTCAGAGGCGCTGAGGTGGCTACCGTCCGGGGTTACGAGCCGAAGACCGTCAGGGCAGCGTCGAACCTCATCCGCCGCCTCGTCCCATGTGTACCGCCCCGCCGCTATGCTGTCGGTCGTGTAACCGCTGTAGTTCGAGCGGTAGAACGCGCCGTGGTCCTTAGCCCAAATGCCATAGGTGAGTTCGCGCCCAAATAAGATCTTCCGCAGCGTCTCGGCGCGGAGAAACTTCATGGACCGGATAGCTAGAGCGAGTTCCGCCTCAAGTCGTCCGCGGCGTCTGCGTTCATTGAGCTTTTTACGAAGATCAACGGGCTGTCGCGTATAGATTTCGTGGGTAGCTTTGTTTGACAGGCTCCACTCGCCTGAAACGATCCACCACATGTTGTTGATGTTGTAGTATGCGGTGCCGCACCTAATGCGGCCCTTCTGGTCCGCAAACCAGACCGTATGCCCGTGCTGGATCGTTTCGCCATCGCACGAGATGCGATTGGAGTCGCACTTCGCAACTGGCCGCCCGAGCTCTTTGTCCGCGTGCCAGGACGTGCGGTAATTCTCCGCGATGAAGTCCATGGCGGACATCGCACCCGGGGCCACCGTGCCAGCGCGCGGCGGGCGCTTCAGTGTGATCTCGGCTCGATCGCCCAGCCACGCCAAGATACGGCAGGTCTCAAGATCGAAGCGAAGGCGGTCGAGGTAGGGGGCATTTTTACGGTGATCGAAGCCGTAGCGAGGGCCGTTCCGGTTCTCGCTCGGTGCGGCCTCAGACCAAAACTTCACCTCGACCGCACGACCTGAACACCGGAGTTCGGCGCGCAAATTGCCCCGTTTGCCGAGACGGTGGGTCGGCCGCAGAATTGCGTAGTGCACGGTTGGGCCGGCGCCGATCGTCCAGCCCCTGTCGCGCATGGAGCGGATCAGCGGCCCAAAGATCTCGGCGCGGAACGTCGGGTCGTTGGCGTCGTCCTGCCAAATGCCGATGCTGGTGTCGTGAAGGTTGATGTCGAGCTTGCGCGTCACGGCCGACCTCCGAAGGCGATGATGAGAGGCGCGATCCGCTCGATGAGCGCGCTCGGCACGACGACGTCGTTCTCGTTGTCCCGACAGGCGGCCAAGAGGTCGGCGAAGAACTCCCGCGCGTCCGGGATCGCGTTCAGCGCCTGCGCAAAGGCCAGTGCCTCAGGCGCAGAGCCGGAGAAGGTGAACGACTTCCCGTGAACCTCCGGGTCGCCGCAGGTGATGTACGTGCTGCCGTCCAGTCGAAGGCCGTGGCCGAAGGGCAGAGGCAGGCCGGCGAGCTTCCTGCCCGGCGGCGTCTTCGGGGTCTCAACGGTCTTCAGCGCCGCTTCTGCATGGATGCGCGCGTTGTTGATCTCGGCGGCCTCGCGGGCATCGCGCGCCTCGCGGACCAAGGCGGCTTGAGCGCCACGCGGGCGCGTGTTCGCGACGATGACCTCAGCGGGGAGAGGGGCCCGGCCACTCCCCTTGCAGGGCTTGCAGCGTCGGAACGTGCGCCCACGCGGACCCGGGACGCGACCCTCGCCACCGCAGAGACGGCAGCCCTCGCCGTTCCCGATCAGGTGCTTGTCATGGAAGACGGCAGCTTCGACGCCCATCAGAGGAACCCCCTGACGATCCAGGCAAAGCCCAGCGTGAGCGCAGGCGTTGTGAAGCTGTGAGCCACGATCTTGAAGAGCGTCAGATCGGGGTCGGCGGGCCTATGCTGATAGGTGAGCAGGCCGACGAAAAGCGCGATGCCGATTGCTTGCGCGATCGTGAGAGTGGGGGCGCCGAACTGCGAGGCGATGAACCATCCCCAGACAGTGGACAGCACATAGCCCTTCCAGGCGAAGGCCAGAGGCAGCAGGCCCAGGCCCGCGAGGGTGAGTTCGTTCCGGTTTGAGGTGCCCATCACCACACACTCACGAGCCAGATCGTGGTGACGACGAGCGTGATGAGCAGGCCGGGCCCGAAGGCCATCAGCGAGGCGCGCGTGACGTCGAACGGCACGGCATTGTCGTTGGCCGAACGGCCAGGATGCAGGCGCGCGGTCATTGGCCGGGCTCATCGGTCTGGGGTTGGGGGAAGGATTGCTCGTCGGCGCGGAAAGCGTGGACGAGCGAGGCAACGACCAAGATCGAAATCCCGGTCAGAAAGCCGATGCCGACGGTCACGGCGAGCAGAGCGCTCATGGCGTCAGAGCGCCATGGCGGCGTGGGATCCGCTCTCGAAAGTACGGGGATCGGGGATGGTAGTCCCGGCCCTGCGCTGCCCTTGAATCAGGACAGGCTCGGCCGCATCGGCCCGTCGCATCGCCGTAAACAGGATGTCGCGCGGCCGGAGGCCGGCGTTGATGTCGTTCTCGTCGACACGCCCGCGCATCGCGACCTCGAGGTCCGTGCTGTTGGCGTAGCTCGAGGGCATGGTGCCGATGAGCGCCTCGACGAAGACGCTGCGAAGATCGTCAATCCCAAGTTCGGCCCGGTTCCGGCGGGCATCCGCCGCGCGCGGGCCGATCTGCGACAGAGCGGCCGACGTTGCGTCCTCGAACGCGATCTTGATGACGATCTCGGCAAGCTCTCGAATGTGCTTACAGGTGTCATCGACCTGCTGGCGCACGATCTCGGGCGTAAGGTTCAGGGCGTTGCTCATGGCAGCCTCAATCACCGATCAGGAAGGGCTTGGTGCGCCGTCAGCCCCGGCGCTTGGGCGGGGAGATCAGAACGGGCGGAGCTCGGTCCGGCCGGCGATGCGGTCGAGGCTGGTCACGAGACTGCGCGAGCCGCCGACGGCGTGAAGCGCCTCGGCCGCGGATCCAGCGTCGTCCGCAGCCAAGAACACGCGGGCATGGCAGCCGACGATGCCGGCGCCGCGCAGGAGCTTCGCTGCAGCGATGGCGTCAGCGGCACGGGACGATTCCAGGGCCGTGAGGGCGGACTTCAATTCGGGGATGGCGAGATCGACCGCGCTGCCCTGCTGCGTTGGGGTGCCGGCGATCGTGTCGAGCTCGTTGAGCGCCTCGCAGAACTCATCGACACCGGGGCTGCGCAGCCAGGCCGCCAGGAAGGCAGCGTCCTCGGCACTCGGAGCGATCGCGATGAAGCCTGAGCTTCTGTGCTTCACGGTTCGAGAGAGAATGACGTCGGCGCGGGTGGCGCCCAGAACGCCGGCCCGCATCTGGCGGACCGCGATTCCCTGAAGACGAATGGCCGTCTCGACCATGAAGGAGACGATCTGATCGGGCTTCAGCTTGGCTTCACGGCGGCGCTTGGCGTTCAGTTCGGAGCGGCGGTCCTGAGCGCGCTCGTAGAGGCGCTTGCGGCGGCCCTGGCCGGTGCCGTCATCGCCCCAAGTCTGAAGGCTGCGCTCGCGGGAGGAGATCGGCGAACCCGCTTCGGGGGCGTAACGCTTCGTCTGGCCGTACATGCTGGCGTTCCCCATCTGCCGGGAGGCGATGGGAGGAAGTTGCGATCAACGCAAACGCAAGTCAAGCGATATTCGCAATTTCTATCGCAACACGGACGCGGGCGGGCCTGTGGATATCTGCAATTTGCGAAACATCGCTCGACTCTGCGGTCACGTTTTGTTCTTCTCGCGGGTGAAGCGGGGGGATTGATGCTGAATGCTGATTCGGGGCCACGTGTAGATCGACCCCTGAAGCGTTTTTCAGCGGTGCTCGTAGAATGTCGGACCTGTGGCAAGGAAGGGCGGCTCGATAGCCGCTACCTGTTGCGCCGTGGAATATGGGAGGTCGAAGGCATCAAAAGCCTCCTCGGGAAAATATGGTGCTCAGATTGTCGAGCGGCTAACAGGCCGTGCAGGGACGTCAACGTTCGTCCCTGGCCTCCTATTCATCCAGGGTTCCGACAATGCGATGAACCGATACCACCCGGTTCTTCGGGAACCTCATAATCTCGTCCTCACCGTCTGGCGGGTTAAGTTGCTCCAAAACCAACTCTTCCCCGAAGGAAATGAACTTCTTCACATACCCAAAAGGAGGGTCTCCGTCATTCTCATAAACTTGGGCAACAACATAATTACCCTTTCGGTAGCCCTTGTCTGGATTCACCAGAACAATTTCGCCCGCCTCATATCTTGGCTCCATGGAATCTCCATGGACATAAGTGGCGTACGCCCTTGGGTTGCTTGCCAAGCTTTCAGGTCTGTTCACGGTGCCCAGCGGTTGCCCGTTAAATAAGACGCGAGATCTCGCGTCGCCCCCGACACTAACTCCGTAAATCGGCATCTGGCCCGAGTCCATGCGGACTTTTTCAGGAAGACCGGCGTTGGGCATGGGAGATGCCCCTTTCTGGCCTGGTGCGCGTTCGCTCGAGGAAGGCGTCTGGCCAGCGCTCTCCAAGGCCGCAGCAAGATCGTTATCCGAGTGACCGAAGAAGCTCCATATGGGCGCAATCTCCTGAGGCTGAACCTTGCGTTCGCTTTTTAACACCTTGCTGAGCTTCGTCGCATCAAAATCGATGCCGCGCGCCTGCAGATAGGCGACAAGTTGCACCTGACGCGTTCCTGTCGCCAGGAATTGCTGCTTGAGCCAGGCCGAGCTGAAAGGCTTCTCATCCATATCAGCGTCATCGCGCATGGAGCAGCCCGCTTCGATAGCGAATTTCGCATGATTGGGACTTGACTTGCGATTGCGACAATCGCAACTTGTCGCAATGTCGAACGTGGCCGCCAACATCATCGGTAAATGCAGGGGCCATGCGGTCGTCGCAGAAATCTGCGGCGTTCACATCACCCGGGTCTATCGCTGGACCTATCCAGTCGAGAAAGGTGGCTCGGGAGGGCTTATCCCAACTCGTCATCAGGCTCAGCTCTTAGAGGGTGCGCGCGAGCGCGGAATCGACCTTCAGCCGACTGACTTTTTCCCGGCAGCGAGCGGCGACACAAGCCTGCCTCAAGTGGCGAGCGCTCACGCATGAGCGCCGCCGACATTAAGACCACCCATGATCGGGCGATCGTCCGCCTCGCCCATGAGGGCCTGTCCGCGATCGAGATTGCGAACAGCCTCGGAGTCGAGCGCGCCTTCGTGCGCTGGCGCGCCAATCGCCTGGGCGTCTACGTGCTCATCATCCAGACATCGCAGCGGAAGCGTGCGGAGCGTCGCGAGCGCCGGCTGAACGCTAAGGGGCGCTGGATCGGCTATCGCGGCAGCCGCGCTGCCGAGGGTCTGATTGCGACGCGCGTCGATCGCTCGGCGTCCGACCTCACGCGCGCCCTCAAGGCGGATCGCATTGCCCTCGAGTCCTTCGACGCTACGAGCCTGGTTGCCTGCTTCCATTCGGCTGGTCTGACCCTCGAGGACATCGAGGTGCGCCTGGGCGTGCCGCCGATCCAAGCTGTCGCCGCCATCCGCAGCGCATCGTGCGGGCTTCGCCTATGACCCGCGCCATCGGGATCCGCTTGGTCGGCATCACCGTTCTGCATCGCCGGCCGGGCGCTCACCCGTGCAGCCGCACGAACATCGGCCGCTCGTCGATGGCGCGGGCCACGACGCCGCGCGCTGCGTGCGCGGCTTCGGCCAGATCGGGGTCCAGTTGCATCACCCCCAGCATCGCCTCGGCGACGTGCCGGTTGAGCGCTGCGCCTGCGGCTTCGTCCCGTCCAACCTCCCGTTTCACCAGCCACGACACCATGGCGTGCATCGCCAGGATGGTCGCGGTTCCGTTCGTTTCGTCGTCGGCCATGTCTCGGTCGTCCCTCTCTGGTGTTTCGCGCGCCCGCCCATGCCTGCCAGCTTCCGGCGGCCGCGCCTCTCTGTCTGCGTATCACCGCGTATCCGTCACCGCGTTTGATCGGTCGGCGTCATGACCTGCGGCTCGTCTTTTGTCCCTGAAGGTCTCTCCGATCGCCTTGCTTCGATGCACTCAACATCGAGGAATGCTGTGGGACAGTCTTCTGTGAAAGTCGGACAATTGTCCGAAAAAGATAAGACAGTTGTCGCAGAGCGGATCGCCGACTGCCTGCGCCAGATCCATCCGACGAAGACTGCCGAGCGCGTGGCCGCCGACATCGGCGTGCCTGCGGCGACGGTCCAGAAGTGGCTGGAGCGCGGCAGCGCGCCCAACAACATCGCCACCATGAAGCTGCTCTGCGCCTACGGGCCGGAGTTCGCCTGCGCGGTGATCCCGGCCCCGCCGGCCTGGCTGGTGCGGGCAGCCCACGACGAGGGGCAGCGCCGCATCGCCGCGCAGATCGCCGACCTTCAGGCCAAGCTCGACGGAGACGCCGCATGATCATCGCCGGCCTTCGTCGTCTCAGCCTCTACGCCGTCGCGCACCTCAGTCGGACAGCCTCCGAGGCGCTGGTCTCCCTGGCGGAACGGCTTCGCCGCGCCTCGCTGCGCGCGCTCAACGCCGCCGATCCGCCGCCTGAATGGGACCGGCGCCTCTGGGATCGCGACCACGACCCTCGCACCGAGCAAGAGGAGCGACGCCCGTGAGCGACGACCGTCCCACCACCCTCGTACTGACTGCTGACGGCGACCGGATCAGCGTGCCCGCGCCGCGGCCGCATCAGTCCGTCGCTCCGCGCTTCCGCGCCTGACCTTCACCGACGGCGGGCGGCTCCCGCCATCACCATCCGAGAGAGCGCTTCAATGTCCGACGCCAACACTCGCCCCGAGACCGAAGAGTCGATCATGGAAGGCCTCGCCACGTTTCAGCCGATCGCCCCGCTGAACGAAGAACTGATGATGACCACGGGCATCGTGGTCGCTTACGTCAGCAACAATCACGTCGCCCTAAGCGACCTGCCGTCGCTGATCCGTCTGACCTACAACGCGCTGAAAATCGTCGGCGAGTGCGTCCGCTGCGAGTCCACCGCCGAAGCGGCGCCGCTCGTGCCCGCCGTCTGGGTCAAGCGCTCAATCACGCCCGACTACATCGTCTGCCTGGAAGACGGGAAGAAGTTCAAGTCGCTGAAGCGTCACCTGCGCACGCGTTACGACATGACGCCCGAGCAGTACCGCACCAAGTGGAACCTCGCGAGCGACTATCCGATGGTGGCGCCGAACTATGCGGCTGCCCGTTCCGAGCTCGCGAAGAACATGGGCCTCGGCCAGCAGCGCCGCGCCTCGCGTCCGATCGCGGACCGCATCCAGGCCGCGGCCTGACACCATGCGAACCTTCGCGCATCAGCCATTATCCCGACGGATGCCCTTCAAGGGCGTGCCGATGCGCGAGTCCGCCATCCAGTCGGCGGTCTGCCAGCATTGGCGCATGTTCGGCCTGCCGCACACCCTCGTGGCGGCCATCCCAAACGAGGCTGCCAAGGGTCAGGCTGGCCTCACGAGGGGCCTACCGGACCTCCTCATCATCGGCGGCCGGGTCCGCATCGGCTTCATTGAGCTGAAAACGCAGACCGGCCGCCTGTCGCTGGACCAGAAGGCGTTCCGCGCTCTCTGCGCTTTCGGCTCGATCCCCTTCGTCGACACCTACGGCCGAGACGAGCCGATCGCCATCCTCGAGGCCTGGGGCATCGTCCGGCCCCAGGTGAACGCGCCGGCCGCCTATCAGCCCGCCCTGTCACAGCGTGGACCGAATCCATGACCCGCGCCGTCCTTCGCATCTCCTCGTCATCCGAGATCGAGGCTCAGGTTCGCGACCTCGTCCTGCGCGTCTGGAAATCCGGACAGGACACCGTCGCCATCGCCAAGGCCATTCGCGTCCGCGCCGAGGTGATGCGCGAGCCCGTGCCCGCCATCAGCATCGCCCAGGCCTACGCCGCCAACGTCATCGCCCGGCATCAGGACGCGATCCATGCCGCCCGTCAGCAGGAGGCGCAGCGCGCATGACCCTTTCCGCGTACCACGACTTCATCGCTGGCAAGCGCATCGCCTTCCTGCCCGATGGCTTGGACAGCATCCCGTCGCTGAGCGATGCCCTATTCCCGCACCAGCGGCACGGTGTCGAGTTCGCCCTGCGCTACGGGCGCGCCGCCCTGTTCTACGACACTGGCCTCGGCAAGAGCCTCGCGGCCCTCGAATGGGGCCGGGTGGTCGTCGAGACCACGAAGAAGCCCGTCTTGATGCTGGCGCCTCTGGCGGTCGGTCAGCAGCACAAGCGTGAAGCAGACCGGTTCGGCATCGAGGCCGAAGTGGTCCGCTCTCAAGACGAAGTCGGGGCGCGCCAGATCTACATCACGAATTATGATCGGCTCGACCGTTTCGAGGCGCATCGGTTCGGCGGTGTCATTCTCGACGAAAGCTCGATTCTCAAGAGCTTCACCGGCAAGACGACACGCCAGCTGATCGACGCCTTCGCTCAGACACCGTTCCGCCTGTGCTGCACGGCGACGCCGGCGCCGAACGATCATACCGAACTTGGCACGCACGCAGAGTTCCTCGGCGTGATGCGGCGCGAGGAAATGCTGCCGATATGGTTCATCAACGACACCGCTGACACCGGGACATGGCGCATCAAGGGCCATGCCCGGGAAAACTTCTGGTCCTGGGTGGCGTCCTGGGCGCGGTGCGTGTCGAAGCCATCGGACCTTGGCTTCGATGATGGCCGTTTTTCTCTGCCCGGCCTGTCCATCACGCACCACGAGGTCGCCGCTGATCGCATGGTCGATCCAGGGGGCGAAAAGGGCGGGCAGCAGCACCTCTTCCGCATCCCGGACACCTCGGCGACATCGATCCATGCCGAGAAGCGACTGACGATCGGGGATCGGGCGCGGCATGTTGCAGAGATCGTCGGATCCGAACCGAACGAGCCTTGGATCGTCTGGGTCGACACGGACTACGAGGCCGACGCGATCAAGGCGGTGCTGCCGGAGGCCATCGAGGTCCGCGGCTCGATGAAGCCCGAAGAGAAGGAACGGCGTCTCGTCTCGTTCTCGGAGGGGCGCACGCGCATCCTGCTCACTAAGACCAGCATCGCAGGCTTCGGCCTCAACTGGCAGCACTGCGCGCGCCAGTGCTTCGCCGGGATCAGCTTCTCCTACGAGGCCTGGTACCAGGCCGTTCGGCGATCCTGGCGGTTTGGGCAGACCCGGCCGGTGCACGTGCATGTCGTCTGCGCCGACACCGAGCGCGCGATCTGGACGGTGGTCGACCGCAAGGCCGGCGATCACGAAGCGATGAAGCGCGAGATGGTGGCGGCCATGCGCCGGGCTATGAGCGCTGAGACGTCCCGCAAGCTCTACGTCCCCAACCAGGAGGCCACGCTTCCCGCGTGGGTCAGCGCATGACGCAGGTTCTCGCTCAGGAAACGTCAGATCACTTCGTCGCCTATAACGGCGACTGCGTCGAGGTAGTGGCCGGGCTGCCAGACGCCTCGGTCGGATTCTCGATCTACTCGCCCCCGTTCAGCCACCTGTTCGTTTACTCGGACAGCGAGCGAGACATGGGAAATGTCCGCAACGACGAGGAGTTTTTCACGCAGTACGGATTCCTGCTGAAGGAGCTTCACCGGGTCACAAAGCCTGGTCGCCTGACCGCGGTCCACTGCTCGGACCTGCCGCGCACCAAGAGCGCGCACGGCGAGGTCGGCATTTACGACATGCCGGGCGATGTCATTCGCGCCCACGTCGCCAACGGCTGGACCTACCACTCCCGGATCTGCGTCTGGAAGGACCCGGTCGTAGAGATGCAGCGTACGAAGGCGCTCGGGCTGCTCTACAAGCAGTTGCAGAAGGACAGCACGCGCTCACGCCAGGGCATGCCGGACTATGTGCTGGTGTTCCGTAAGACACCCACCGATGAGAAAGCCGCTGACAAGGTCGGTCAGGATGCGGCGCAGTTTCCCGTGCATCAGTGGCAGGAGTGGGCCTCGCCGGTCTGGATGGACATCAATCAGACCGATGTCCTGAACGTGCGCACCGCCCGGGAGACCGACGACGAACGTCACCTTTGCCCACTGCAGATTCCGCTCATCGAGCGAGCCATCCGGCTCTGGTCGAACACAGGCGACACGGTCCTATCGCCGTTCATGGGCATCGGGTCAGAGGGCTATGGCGCACTGCGGTGCGGCCGACGGTTCATCGGAGCCGAACTCAAGGCCTCGTACTTCCGGCAGGCAGTGAAGAACCTGCGCTTCACCGAGGCAGAGACCGCCAGCGGCGATCTGTTCAGCGCCCCTTCCGCACTTGCGGCTGCGGAGTAGGCCCATGGCAGCCCGAGACATCACCGGTCCACCGACCGCAGGCGAGCTTGAGCGCCTGTCGCAGACCTACACCGCACGGTCCATCCGTGAGGACGAGCTCGCCCAGGCGCTTCGCTGCCAGGACCTGCACCAGGCGGCCGACAACAACAGCACCCGCTCGCGGATCCACCGGCGGACAGCCGAGATCCTGATGACCTATGCCCGCGAGCTCGAGGCACGCGCCGCACAGGCCTCCGCGCTTCCCATGGCTGCGAAGTAGCGCGGACATGAGCGACCCGAACCTCATCGCTGACTTGGCCCGTGCTGGCCTGGATCCCTTGCTGCTTCAGCGGGTGGCGATGGAGCTTGCGCGCACGCAGGCGGCTTCGGAGGCGATTTCTCAGCGTCGAGCGGCCGACCGTGAGCGCCAGAACCGGCGTCGTGGTCACGTGCTGTCACGTGACATCACGGGACAGCACGTGACGTCACATTACACGCCCGCCGCCCCCCTGGATGGTCCCCCTCTTCCCCCGACACCCCCTACACCCCCCCTTAATCCCCCCACCACCCCGGATAACCTCGGCGCGGACGTCGCTGCGGACCTGGGTGCGGAGCCGACCAAGGCATCGGCGAAGCGTGGTCACCGGATCCCCGACGACTTCGCTCAGCGGCCGGAAGCCTTCGCGGTTTGCGCTGAGTTCGGGCTGGCCGGCAGTCAGGCTTCCGAGGCGCTTGCCGAGTTCGTCGACTACTGGGCTGCGCTGCCGGGCAAGGGCGCCACGAAGCTGGATTGGTGCCGCACGCTTCGGAATCGGCTGCGCGAGACGGTGCGCCGACGAGGCTCACCTGCGGGTCGCCCCCCGCCGCCAGCCCGCGGCAACGGCTTCGGCCACCTAGCAGCCCAGAAACGCGCAGCACGACAAATGGAGGACGGAGATGAACACGCTGCCGAGCATCACGGAGATCGCTCCGTTCGCACCGCTCAACCGAGAGCAGAGGGATCGCCTAAAGGAGATGCGCGAGGCGGCTACGGCGACGGCCCCGGGCAAATTCTCGATCTCGTCGCGCGCCGCGCCTACGGCTGAGGAGCGTGTGTGGCTGGAGCCGTATCGTGCCAGCCTGCACCAGATGCTTCGGCCCGGCGATCCGTCAGCCCTGCACGATCGGCTGCACGTCTTCCTCGCCGGCTTCTCCCAGCTTCGCAGCCTCGACGCCGAGAGCGCGGCCATGATGCTAGAGAACTTCGTCGAGGCGGTCGAAGGCCTGCCCCTCGAGGTCGTGGCACGAACCTGTCGGGCCTGGAATCAGAAGAAGATCAAGGGCGTCGACTATCGGTATCCGCCCGGCCCGCCTGAGTTCCGCGGCGCCGCCGACGAGATCATGGCCGCGCTGCGCGTCGAGCGCCGTGACGTCGAGGTGGTGCTGCGAGCACTGCCGGCGCCAGCGCGGCCGCCGGCCCCGACCGACGAAGAGCGAGAGGCTTGCGCAGCGCGCGCCGCCGAACTCGTGAAGGTCATCGCTGACGCTGGAGCCAAGCTTGATGCAGAGCTGAGCGAGGCGAGCACCAATGCGGCGCGTCTGGAGCAGGAAGCATTCGTACGCCGGTTTCAAGCTGCCGAAGCAGAGCGCAAGGCCAGGATTGCCCTCATCCGGGACGGAACAGTCTCCTCGCTCAGTTCCGGCGCAGACTTGTCCCCGTAAGTCCCGTTGTTAGGAGAACCGTAGCTTATTGTTGATAGCCTTCACGAAATATCAACCTGTTTCGGCATCGGGGCCTTCGCCGGCAAGCACCAGCCCCGATGCCTTCGTCGACCACCCTCAATCCGGAGATTGAAGATGACCGAGAGCGATATGCAGAGCGGCGGCGCTGACCGTCAACCGATCGTCCGCATGGTGGCCGGGGAGGTCCGCGCAGACAGCAGGGACGTGGCGGCGTTCTTCCGGAAGGAGCACAAGAACGTGCTTCGGGACATCAACGCACTTCATTGCTCGGATGAGTTCCGCAGGCTCAATTTTGAGCCGTTTAAAATCAATGACTTAACGGGCGAGAGCACCTCCCACGTCACGATGACGAAGGACGGTTTCGCTTTCCTCGTGATGGGCTTCACCGGCGCCGCCGCCGCGGTGTTCAAGGAGGCCTACATCGGTCGCTTCAACGCTATGGAGGCGAAGGTGCGGGCTCAGCCGGTCGTTGACCCCATGGCGCTGCTGAACGACCCGGCCGCGCTGCGCAACCTCCTGCTCGCCAACACCGAAAAAGTGCTGGCTCTCCAAGGGCAGGTAGCCGAGCAGGCGCCGATTGTGAGCGCCTACGCCCGCATCGCCGAGGCCGACGGGTCGCTCTGCATCCGCGACGCGGCAAAGGCCCTGCAGGTCAGGCCCATCGACCTGACGAACTACCTCGTCTCCAACGGCTGGATCTATCGCCGGGCCGGGACGAAGGAATGGTGCGCCTACCAGACGAAGCTCCTGACGCTCCTGCTGAAGCACAAGATCACCACCGTCCCGCACGACGACGGGCACGAGCGCATTCGCACGCAGGTTCGCATCACCCCGAAGGGCATCGGCCGCCTCGGCGAAGAATTGGCCCTGGCCTGACGTCAAAGGGCCGGCTGCCACCGGCCTCTCCCACCATCCTCCCGTTGCGTATCGAGGACCGACAGCATGACCAGCCGCCTCACGAAGAAGCAGCGCATGGCCGCCCGGAAGCGGGAGCGTGACGCGGTGTTAAGGCTTCAGCGCCGCAATGAGGTTCGCGAGGACCAGAACGAGACGAAGCGCCAGCAGAAGCTGCGACAGTTGCGCGAGGAAGAGGAGGCGCGCATCGCGGCCCGCCGTGCTGAGCACATGGTGGTGGACGGCAAGAAGTGGATCATGGCTGACGCCAGCGTGGGTCGCGCCACCGAGCTTTGCGCCAAGCTGAAGGAGGCGGACATTCCGCACTTTCGGGCCACCGAAGAGCAGGAGCGCATCTCGCCGTCCGGGCGTAAGCAGGTTGTGAAGGTCCCTGTGGTGGCGCGCACGATCTTCATCGGTGTCGAGCACCAGGCGCACTTGAGCGTCTTGGCCGCCAAGTTCCCATGGCTGAACGAGAAGCGGCCACAGCAGCCCTACGGCCGCGGCATCCAGGGAGAGGAGTTCCCCTGGATGGTCGACCGCGTCCACAAGCGACAGACCCGGGACAAGGAGGGCTATGAGGTGCTTGCGCCGGCCCTGCTGCCTGAGAAGCAGGTCAAGGATTTCGCGAACACCGTCATCGGCCTCAAGCCCATCAAGGCGCCGGACGATTCGATCAAGCCGGGCGAGAGCGTGCGTGTCGAGGATGGTCCCTTCGCGACATTCCCAGGCACGGTGAAGGCTATCGACGAGGAAACGGGCGATCTGATCGTGGATGTGTCGGTCTTCGGCAGACTTACCCCCGTGCATTTGCACCCAAAGCAGGTCTCACGCATTGACGATCGGAGGGCAGCGTGACAGCGTCCGCCACAGACCGCATCCCGGTCACGGATGACCACCCCTTGTACTCCCCTTCGGGGTCGCAGGATGAGCTGGTGGCCCGGCCTCTCGCTAAAGAGCGAGACGGCGAGGATGGAGGCTTGTCTCCAAAATGACCGATAGAATTGGAGCGCGGCTTGCTGACGTGATTCGCGCCGCAGTTGCTTGCGACGAAGCGGAGCGCGAGGGGTCGAAATACAAGATGACTTCACGGCACAAGGCTCTGATCGTTGCGATCAAAGACTACAACGACGCAGTTCGCTGGGAGCAAGATGACCTGGCGAGGCACTCTGTGGCCGACGGCCCCGAAAACCTCGATGCATTGTAATAACCCCAGGCCGGCAGGGACCCTGGGGGCCTGAAACCGATACGGGTGGTCGGGGCCCCCGATGTTCCTAGCGCCAGGGTCCAAAAACCCGGTAACAGGGTAACAGGTAACAACGCCCATGGCCGAAACGACCGGGGCTAAATTCCTAAGCCAAGCCGATTTCGCCCGCCGACGCGGCGTGTCCCGGAAGACGGTAACCGGCTGGAAGCAAAAGGGTATTCTCGTCCTCAACGAGGCCGGATTGATCGACGTCGAGGCCACCGAATGGGCCCTCGACCAGCGACCGCCGAGTTACCGGGGCGGTGTTACCCATCGCCCGGTGCGGGCTGCTCAGGGTAACAGATCGGCACCCGCGGCGAAGGCGCCCGCCAAGCCGAAGTCCGACACCTGGCAGACGATCGGCGAGGTGATGCCAAGACCCGGCGCCGTCCCGGCCGGGGGCGAAAGCGACGAGGATGACGGCGCGGGTCTAGACCCGACGAACCTGCCCCTTCCGCTGGCCATCCGGCGGAAGGAGAACTTCCTCGGCCTGCAGCGCAAGCAGGAGGTCGAGAAGAACGAGGGCAAGCTGGTCGATCGGGAGGCCGCCGAGAAGCTGTTCTTCGACCAAGCGCGCGATGTCCGCGACGCCTGGCTGTCCTGGCCGGCGCGGGTCGCCATCCCAATGGCGGACGAGCTCAAGGTCGACCCCCGCGCGCTGACGGCGATCCTGAACGCGTATGTCAAACAACACCTCTCCGAGCTCGGCGATCCTGAAGCCGACTTCGGCTGATACCGGAAGCCTACTCCGGTCATGGCGGAAGGGGATGACCCCGACGCGGGACTTTAACGTGGTCGAGTGGGCAGAGGAATTTCGGCGCCTCAGCAAGGAATCCTCGAACGGGGGGCGCTTCATCACCTCCCGTGTCGAGGTCGCTCGCGGGCCGATGCTGGCGGCGACGGAGCCGGGTGTGGCCACCATCACCCTGATGGCCTGCACGCAGTTGCTGAAGACGACCGTCATCGAGAACATCCTCGGGCGGTTCATTCACATCGACCCGTGCCCAATCCTAGTGGTGCAGCCGAAGGACGACGCGGCCGAAACCTTCTCGAAGGACCGGCTGGCCCCGATGATCCGGGACTCGAAGGCCCTTCGCGACATCTTCGGCGACCTGAAGTCTCGGGATGCCGGGGCCACCCTGACGCACAAGCAGTTCCCGGGCGGCCACATCACCCTCGTGGGCTCGAACAGCCCGACCAACCTCGCCATGCGGCCGATCAGGCTGCTCTGCTGCGACGAGATCGACAAGTACCCGCTCTCGGCCGGCGGCGAGGGCTCGCCCATCGACCTCGCCGAGGAGAGGCAGGCCGAGTTCAAGGCGAACAGCCTGTCGGTGCGGGCCTGCTCTCCGACCATCGCGGGCCGCAGCGCCATCGAGGCGTCCTACGAGGAGAGCGACCAGCGCAAGGCGTTCGTCGAGTGCCCCGGCTGCCATGGCTGGCACCCGCTCGAATGGGAGCAGGTGCGCTTCGACAAGGACGAGGCCGGCAAGATCAAGCACGAGACCGCGCGCTACGAGTGCGTAGCCTGCGAGCACCCGATGACGGATGCCCAGCGGCTGGTCGCACTGCGTAAGGTAGCGTGGCGCCAGACCCGTCCGTTCACCTGCTGTGGTGAGAACCAGACCCCGGAGCGCTGGGCGCCCGAGGCATACGGCGTCGCCCGGGCCTTGTGCATCCACTGCGGTGCAGAGGCGGTGCCGAACGACCACGCAGGCTTCCAGGCGTCGAAGCTCTACGCGCCGAAGCAGACCATCCGCGAGACCGTGGCGAAGTTCGCCCGCGCGCTGAGACGAGGTCCGGAGGCGTTGAGGACGTTCTTCAACACCCAGCTGGCTCGGACATGGAAAGAGGGCGCCGACGCGCCAGAGTGGCAGGACGTTTACGCTCGGAAGGATCGGTATCGCAGCGGCACCGTGCCAGCGGGCGGTCTGATCCTGTTCGGGGGTGTCGACGTCCAGAAGGATCGCCTTGAGGCCAGCGTCTGGGCGTTCGGGCGCAACCGCGAGCGCTGGCTGATCGAGCACCGGGTGCTGCCGGGCGACACGGTTCGGGCCCAGGTCTGGAAAGACCTTGAGGCCATGTTCGATGAGACCTGGGGGCACGAGAGCGGCGCCGATATGCGCGTGCGCGACTGGGGCGTGGATTCGAGCGGCTTCACCGCCGAGGTCTACGCCTTCGTTAGGTCGCAGTCCGGCCGCCCCGTTCACGCGGTTGACGGCCAGGACAGCTATGCGGCAGCCTTCCTCGGCGTTGGCGCGAAGGACGCGACCCCGGCAGGTAAGAAGTTGCGCCGCGGCCTGAAGACGATCCGGATCGGCGCTTCGTTCGCCAAGCAGGAACTCATGGGGTGCCTGGCACTCCACCGGCCGCCTGAAGGCAAGCCCTTCCCGGCCGGCTTCGTCCACCTCCCGGACGATGTCACCGAAGATCAGGTCAAGCAGCTGACCGCCGAGGAGCTGATCACCAAGGTGACCCGGGGCCGAACCCGGCGCGAATGGGTGCCCATCGGCGGCCGGCGCAACGAGGTGCTGGACTGCGCGAACTACGCCCGCGGCCTCGCCGCCATGCGGGGGTGGGATCGCTGGCGCGAGGTGCACTGGCGCGACCTCGAAGGTGCGTTGGGCATCGAGCGTTCCCGCCCGGCCATCACCCTGGATGAGGGCGTGCCGGAAGCGACGGTCGCGGCGGGATCGCTCGCGGCCCGCAATCTCCAGCGCGCCGGCAGCCGCCGCAGCAAGGTCCGAAGCCGGACGAGGTGACCATGGCCGCGAACATCGACAAGCAGATCGCGGCCCTTGAAACCGCCATGGCCTCCGGCGCCCTGCGCGTCGAGGCGCCGGACGCGGCCACGATCACCTATCGCAGCTACGACGAGATGCGGAAGGCGCTCGGCGACCTGTACCTCCGTAAGGGTGCGCAAGATGCCGCCACCGGTGCGCTCGGCCCCCGCCGCACGCGCCAGATCGTCACCACGGGCCGAAGCGGGTGGTGATGGATCTGTCCGGAGAAAACGTCGGCGTCGCGCCCGAGAGCCAGCCCTACGACGTCGCCAACGGCGCCGGCCGGCGTTCGCGCTCATGGCGCGTCGGCAGCTACGGGCCGAACTCGGCGATCGTCTACGCGCTCGACGAGCTGCGCCGGAAGTCACGCGATCAGGCCCGGAAGAACCCCTATGCCGGCGCGGCGGTCGACCGGCTCGTCACCAACATCGTCGGCACTGGGATCGTGCCGCGCTCGACGGCGGCGCGCTCCTACGAGGGGCTGACCAAGCCCCAGGCGAAGAAGCGGAAGGCCGAGGACGCCGCTTTCCGCGCGCAGATCCAGAAGCTGTTCCTGGCCTGGACGGATGAGGCCGACAGCATCGGCGCGCACGATTTCTACGGGCTCACGGCCCTGGCGGTGCGCGGCATGGTTGAGGGCGGTGAGACCTTCACGCGGCTGCGGACCCGACGCCCCGAGGACGGCCTGACAGTGCCGCTGCAGCTCCAGCTTCTTGAGGGCGATCACTGCCCCCACCTGAAGACGGACGCGACCAGCCGCATCCGCCAGGGCATCCAGTACGACACCATCGGCAAGCGAACGGGCTACTACCTCTATCGGGAGCACCCCGGTGACGGCCTGCTGGTCTCCGGCATCGAGCAGGCGCTGGTGCCGGCCACCGACGTCTGCCATCTCTATCGGGCGATGCGGCCCGGGCAGGACCGCGGCGAGCCCTGGCTGGCCCGGGCGCTTCGGACGCTCTACGACCTCGACGGCTACCTCGACGCCGAGCTCATCCGGAAGAAGAACGCCGCGCGCCTCGTCGGCTTCGTGAAGCGTGTCCTGGCCGACGGCCCTGAAGGCCCGCTCGGCGCCGACCCCGCCGACGACGACGGCGTGGCCACCCTCGACTTCGAGCCCGGCACCATCCAGGTGCTGGCCGACGGCGAAGACATGACCTTCAGCGACCCGAAGGATGTCGGCCCGAACTTCGAGGCCTTCGTCCGCGAGTCCAAGCGCAGCGTCGCGGCGGCCTGCGGGCTGCTCTACGAAATCCTGAGCGGCGACTACAGCCAGCTGAACGACCGCACGCTGCGCGCGGCGCTGAACGACTTCCGCCGCGCCGTCGAGCAGTGGCAGCATCATCTGGTCGTGTTCCAGTTCTGCCGGCCGATCTGGATCCGGTGGGTCGATCTGGCCCTGCTCTCGGGCGCGCTACGGCTGCCGGCCGGCATGACCCGACAGGACGCGTACGCCGTGAACTGGATCCCGCAGGCTTGGCCGTACATCCATCCCGTGCAGGACGTGCAGGGCAAGACAATGGAGATCCAGGCGGGTCTCTCCACTCGGACGCGGAAGGTCGCCGAGGGCGGCTACGATTCCGAGACTGTCGATGCCGAGCAGGCTGGCGACAACGAGCGGGCCGACGCGCTCGGGCTCTCCTACACCAGCGACGGCCGCCAGAAGGCGACCGACACGACGGCGCTTGCCGCCGACGACCCGGCTTCTGAGCCGGCCCCACCCGCGAGCTGAGCGGCACACCACCACTTCACGGAGGCACCATGGCCGCTCTGGTCAATGGGAACGAGATCATCCTCTCGGGGACGGTCGGCGATCTCTACTGGGACGAGTGCTTCACCGCCTCGGATGTCATCTTCGCTCTGGCGCAGGTTGGGCGCGACCAGGACGTCACCATTCGCCTCAACAGCGGTGGTGGCATCGCCACCGAGGGCGCGGCCATTCACTCGGCCATCGCTGCACACCGAGGCCGGAAGGTCATCATCGTCGAGGGGATCGCAGCCTCGGCCGCCTCCGTCATTGCGATGGCCGGCGACGAGGTCGTGATGTCCCTCGGCGCCCTGATGATGGTCCACGACCCGTCGGGCTTCACGTTCGGCACGATCGACGACCACCAGATGCAGATCCGGGCGCTGACTGCGCTCGCGACCGCCATGGCCGGCATCTACGCCGAGAAGACCGGCAAGACGGTCGACGAGGCCCGGGCCGACATGAAGGCCGAGGTCTGGATGACCCCGGAGGAGGCCGTGGCCGCCGGCTACGCCGACCGGACCCTGGCGCGCGCGGCCAACGACGACACCGCGCCCGAGCCGACGGCCTTCGACTACCGCCTTTTTGAGCATCCGCCCGAGCGCCTGGTCGCTCTGGCCGATCAGCGAGCGTGGACCAAACGCGCTCGCCCCACCGCGGCCTCGCCGGCCGTTCCCCCACGCCTGAAGGAAATCCCCATGGCGAACGCACCGGCGGGCAACGAACCCGCCATCCCCAAGAACCCCAGCGAGGCGCTGGCCGATGCCGTGAACAACGCCAAGCCCGTCGCGGACACAACGACCGTCTCCCGCGCCGACGCGGCCGAGATCATGACGCTCTGCGTGGCCGGCGGCGTGCCCGAGATGGGCGCCAAGCTTGTCACCGAGGGCGTGACCGTGGCTCAGGCCAAGGATCGCATCCAGACGGTCGCGAACGTGGCGGAGCGCGTCGCTCTTGCCCGCCGGCAGAGCCCGGCCATCGCGGCCGATTTCGGGGCCAAGATGCTCGCCGAGGGCAAGTCCGTCGACGAGATCACGAGCGCTCTCCTGAGCGCGATCTGCGCCACCGAGGACAAGACCTCCATCTCGTCCCACCCGCCGGCCGCCCAGGGCAACGCCGGTCCCACCGCATCCGCCACGAGCATGGAGCGTGAGCTCAAGCGTGCCGGCCTGACCAAGGGAGCCTGATCATGGCACTGCTCGAAACCGCCGTCGTCGCTTCGGACTGGCTCAAGTACGAGGCCGGGAGCTACTACTCCCGCGATACCGCCATCATCGCCTCCGGATCCGGTAAGCTGAAGACCGGCACCGTGCTCGCCCAGGTGACCGCCACCGGCAAGTACGTCCCGGCGGCGGCCTCCGGCTCCGACGGCTCGCAGACCGCCGTGGCGGTGCTGTTCAGCAACGTCGACGCCACCAGCACCGACCAGAAGGCCGTGATCGTCTCGCGGCACGCCATCGTGAGCCATGCCGGCCTCACCTACGGATCCACCATCAACGATGCGACGAAGCGCGCGGCGGCCAATGGCCAGCTGAAGGCGGCGGGCATCCTCGTGCGCGAAGGAGCGTAAGCCGATGCCCACCATCCTCGACATCTTCAATCAGGACGCGTTCTCCGCGCAGTCTCTGACCGGCAACATCACGATGGTGCCGAACAGCTACGGCCGGATCAACGAGCTCGGCCTGTTCACGGCCGAGCCGATCGCGACCACGTCCGTCACGGTCATCATCGACAACGGTGTGCTCAACCTGCTGCCGACCCGCCCGCGCGGCGGCCCGGCCAGCCTCGGCACCCGCGGCCGGCAGAGCCCGAAGTCCTTCGTCGTGCCGCACATTCCGCACGAGGACAGCGTCCTCGCCACGGACGTGCAGAACATGCTCGCCATGTACGGCACCTCGGCGGACGGTGGCCTCGAGACCGTCATGGGCTTCATGAATCGCAAGCTCATCACGATGCGGCGCAAGCACGCCATCACGCTGGAGAGCCTGCGGATGGGCGCCGTGAAGGGCGTCATCCGCGACTACGACGGCACCGTGCTGCTCGACCTGTTCGCCGCCTTCGGCGTCACGGAAAAGGTCGTGGATTTCGCCCTGGGCACCTCGTCGACCGACGTCGGCGCCAAGTGCGACGAGGTGACGGGCTACATGGAGGACAACCTCCTCGGCGAGACCATGACCGGCGTGCATGCGCTGGCCTCACCGGAGTGGATGGCCAAGTTCACCAGCCATGCCAGCGTGAAGGAGGCGTACAAGTATTTCGCCTCCGCGCCGAACCCGATGCGCGAAAGCGTCCGGAAGGCGTTCCCCTTCAAGGGAATCACCTTCGAGGAGTACCGCGGCTCGGCCTCCTACATCCAGGAGGATGGCACCAAGACGGCGCCCCAGCGCTTCATCCCGGCCGGCGACGTGCGGTTCATCCCGCTGGGTACCGCCGACACCTTCACGAACTACTGGGCGCCGCCGGACTTCTGGTCCAGCGTCAACCAGGCCCCGAACGGCGCCGATGCCGAGGTGTTCGTGGCCCCGCTCGAGCCGAAGAAGTTCGGCAAGGGTATCGACATTCACACCGAATCGAACCCGCTCCCGCTCGTGAAGCGCCCCGCGCTGCTCGTGCGCGGCACCACCTCGAACTGATCGAGGTACCGATGCGACCTCGTCTTTCTATGACTGCCGCGAACTCGCCTGTCGCCGGGCGGATCCGGCTGCTCGTGGTCGACGAGGTCAGCCCCTATCCGGCCGGGGACGCGGCCGACCCGATCAATCTGGCCCGTCGGGCCGAGCAAGCGAGGAGCGGCGCCATGCGGTTGCGCGAGAAGGGCAAGAAGGACGTCGTCACCCTCGGCTGGGACGAGGCGCAGGCAGTGCTTCAGGCCGGCACCCACGAGGTGGCCGACGATGCCGACGACGGCAAAGCGATCTCCGGCGAAAAGGGCCCCGAGCCCGACGCGCCGGTCGACGAACTCGACACTAAGACCCGGCCCGAGCTCGAAGCCCTCGCGGCAGAGCGCGGCGTCGACATCACGAAGGCCAAGACGAAGGCCGACGTCATAGAGGCGCTGCGCGCACCGAAATGAGCGTCTTCGCTCTGGCGGTCGACGCCATGTTCGATGATCCGAACCTGGGCATCGACGCAATCTGGCGCGCGGGCGGGGCCGAAGAGGGCCTGCCCGTGCGTATCCGCTACCGATCGCCAGAGGGCATCGTCGGGCTGCAGGGCAATCAGTTTGATCTGAACGCCATGCTGCTCGACATCCGCCTCTCAGAGGTCGCGGAGCCCGCCGAGGGCGATGTAGTCGACGTCCTGGATGAGGACGGCGCGGTCAAGGAGACGGTGCAGGTCACCGGACTGGCGGGAATCGACGCGCGCAAGCTCGTGCGGACCTGCGAGGTGGCGCTTTTGGCGCCGGACGACCCGGACGACCCATGAAATTTTCTGCGCAGGTCCCGGATGTGCGTGCTCTGCTCTCCGGAACGGAGGTGCAGGTCGCCAAATCGGTCACCGCCGGCATGCGGGATGTGACGGACGGGCTGAAACAGGATTTGCGCGCCGATGTGGTCGGGTCCGGCCTCGGACAACGTCTCGCCAACACCTGGCGTGGCCTCACCTTCCCGAAATCCGGCGAAAGCACCGAGGCGTCCGCCTATCTCTACTCGAATGCGGCCAAACTGATCGACGCCTTCGACCGGGGCGTCACGATCACCACCAAAACGGGCAAATTCCTCGCGATCCCGACCCCGGATGCGGGCGTTCGGCAGATTTCCAAGCGTCGGACCAAGGGCTCGACGGGGAACGGTCTCACCCCGGCGACCTGGGAGCGCGAAACCGGCGTGAAGCTTCGCTTCGTGCCGACCCGATCGGGCGGCGTGCTGGTGGCGGACGCGTTCTACCGGCGCCAGGCCGCCCGCTACCAGGGTCGCAAGTCGTTCCGCGCCATCAAGGAGGCGGGCCCGGCGGCCGGACGCAAGTTCGTCGTGATCTTCGTCCTGGTCCGGCAGGCGAAGCTGCGCAAACGCCTGGATGTCGAGGCGACGGCGAAGCGCTGGGCCGAGCGCGTGCCCGGCGCTATCGCCGCGAAGTGGACGCTCTGATGCCGAGCACGCGTGAACGGGTGATCCAGGCTGTCGCCGCCCTTGTGAAAGAGGCGCTGCCGAAGGCGTCGCACTACCGGAACGAGGAAAAGCAGAAGCCCATCCCGGTTGGCGGCTACGTCAACGTGGACGATGGCGATCCGGGCGACCCCGAAGTCACGCTGAACCCCACCACCTGGATCTACGAGCACCAGATCCCGGTCGAGGTCGCGGCGAATGCGAGCCGCACCCTCACCGCCGAGGTCCGCCTCGATACCATGCTCATGGTGATCGGCGCCGCCGTGGCGGCGAACCGGACGCTCGGCGGCCTCTGCGACTACCTCATGGTCCAGGCGGCCCAGACGGAGGGCCTGACCACCGAAGGCGCCGTCGCCTCGCGCTACGCCCTCGTCACCATCGTCGCCGTCTACGGCACGACCGACCCCCTGAACTGACCCCACCCGAGGAGAGCACTATGGCGAGAGCCCGCGGCGCGAACGCCATCATGGCGGCGGCCTTCGAGACCACCTACGGCGCCCCGCCGACCTCCGGCTACCGGAAGCTGCCCTTCGTCTCGTCCAACCTCGGCGAGGAGCAGGGCCTGATCTCCTCGGACCTCCTGGGCTACGGGCGCGAGCCCCTGCCTCCCTCGAAGGACGTCATCAACAACGACGGCGACGTGGTCGTGCCGATGGATGTGCGCAACTTCGGCAACTGGCTGAAGCTGCTGATGGGTCCGCCGGTCACCACGCTCGACGCGGGCGGCAACACCCACGTCTTCACCTCCGGCGCTGTCACCCTGCCGTCCTGCACGGTCGAGGTCGGGCTGCCCGAGGTGCCGAGCTACGGCCAGAACTTCGGCGTCCGGGCGAACACGATGCGGGTGCAGATGCAGCGCTCCGGCCTGCTCACCGCCACCATGGGTCTGATCGCGCAGGGCGAGAATAAGCTGACCGCGTCGGGCGCCGGCACGCCGGCCGAGGCCTCCGTCGAGCGGTTCTCGCCGTTCCAGGGCAAGATCACGCGCGGCGGAGTCGACCTCGGTTCCGTCGTCTCGGCCGACTTCACCTACTCGAACAACCTCGACAAGGTGGAGACCATCCGAGGCGATGGGCGCATCGAGGATGCCGACCCCGGCATGGTGATGATGTCCGGCAACATCGCGGTCCGCTTCCGCGATACCGCGCTCCTCGATCAGGCCACCGCCGGCACGCCGGTGGAACTCACCTTCGGCTGGGTCACGGACGCGGCGCGCTCCCTGATCTTCAAGGCGCACGCCGTCTACCTGCCCCGGGCCAAGACGCCAGTGACCGGCCCGAACGGCGTTCAGGCCACCTTCGCGTGGCAGGCGGCCAAGGACATGACCCTCGGCAAGACGGTTACCGCGACGCTGGTCAACAATGTGTCGAGCTACTGACGGCTCAATCTCGGAGACCGTCCTTAAACTGTCCGGTCTCTGAGCTAAAGCACCCTGACTGCGTACTAATATTCAATGCGGATAATTTTATAGAAAACCCGTACTGAGCTTTCTGCGCATTCAAGCATGCTTCCTGACTGTTGAATTCTGCTGACCCGCTGGTCATCGCGCCGCCGGTACCTACCGACATCCAAATCAATACCCACTTCATAGAAACTCCCGGTGTGAAATGCTGAAACTTACGACTGGCGCTGAGCCATTCTGGCTCGACCTCCTGCCGGGCGTGCGGATCAAGGTCCGCCCCATCACCATCGCATCCATGCTGATCGCGCGCGATGCCGTGGGTAAGGTCTACCGCGGCGAAGATCAGGAGGATGTCGGCGTTCGCGCCAACATCGCCCTGGTGCGCGAGATCGCCCTGCGCGGCATCGTGGAATGGGAGGGCGTCGGCGATGCCGAGGGCAACCCGGCGCCCGTCAACCGCGAAACGATCGGAGCCTTGCTCGATCACTGGCCCGCCTATGACGAGATCGACATCCGGTATGTCGCCCCGGCCCTGGAGAGAGGACAGGAAAAAAACGTCTCATCGAACTCGCCCGCTGGCACTTCGGAGGCGGCGCCAGCTACTGCGACGCCTGCGGAGAGCAGTGCCCCGAGTGTCCCTACCTGACCCATGAGGCCCAGACCGACGAGGGTCTGGTGACCTGGGCGGTGATCGAGCGCTGCGGCGGGCAAGTCCGCGCCGGCATGGGTGCTCCCTACGCCCTCGACTTCACTGCCGTGCTTTTGCTGGCCGACGCCATGGGCGCCGGCACCACGCTGCTCTCCGACGTGCTGCCGTCCATTGAGGCGGTGATCGTCAAGGCATACCGAGAGGATAGCGAGAATGCCGACTAGCATCGCAATTCGTCTCGGCGTCGAGGGCGGGGCCGAGGTCAAGCGTGTCCTGGAGGATGCTGGCAGGGCTGGGCAGGCTGCGTTTCAGGGTGTTGGCGCCGCTGCGGATGCCTCCGCAGTCGCCGTCGACCGTCAGACCGCCCGCTACCAGAAGCTGGCCCAGGCTGCGCGCGAGGCTGAGGCGCAGTCGCGCGCGCAGGCAAACATCAACAGCCTCCTGGGCATTAGTCCGGCGGCGGCGGGCGCCGCGCGCGCCTCGGCCAGTGTATTTGAGGCTCAGGCTTCCGCGGCTGAAGACGCGGCGCGCCGCGTGGGTAACGCCCAGAAGAGCATGTCGGCCGGCTTCCAGGCCTTGCAGGCACAGGGCAGCGCACAGCTTGCGACCATCCAGGCGCAGAGCAGCACGAAGGCCGCAAACCTTGAGGCGAGCCGGCGCCTTGGTTCGCTGGGGCAGACGCCAGCCGTAGCCCCGGCCGCCAACGAGAACGGGCGCCTGCGCCAGGATCAGGCTCAGAACCTCCTCTATCAGGGCGGTGATATCGTCGCCCAGCTCGGCAGCGGCAGCCCGCTCAGCATGATCGCGCTCCAGCAGGGGCCGCAGATCGCGCAGGTGTTCGCCGGGCCGGGCGGCGCATCTGTGAGGGGGGCCGTCACGCAGGCCACCGAGGCCTTCGGCGGGTTCGTGAGCCGCATCGGCGTGGTCGGGGCGTCCTTTGGGCTCGTGGCCACCGCCACGGTCGCGGGCGTTGCCGCCATGGTGTCCTATCAGGGCTCCATGCGGGAGACGGAGCGTCTGGTCTCTGGCGTCGGCCGTGCCTCCGGCGTCTCGGCCGACAAGATCAACGCCTATGCCCGGGCCGCCTCGGACGCGACCGGCATCAGCACCCGCGCGGCGCGCGAGGCCGGTGGCGAGCTTGCGGCCACAGGTCGGATCGGCGGCGAAATCGTCGCCAAACTGCTCGGGAGTTTGGAGGACTACGCCAAGACCAGCGGCCAAGCCGTGCCGGACGCGTCTCAGGAACTGGCCAAGGCCTTCGCCGACCCGACCAAGGGCGCGGACCTTCTGAACGAGCGCCTGGGCTTCCTGGACGACCGCACGGCGCAGTCGATTCGAAGCATGCAGGCGCAGGGCGACCGCCTCGGCGCACAGCGCGTGCTGTTCGACGCCTATGCCGGCAGCCTGACCAAGGCCGCGGACCTGACGACGGCCTGGGGCCGCGCCACGGACACGGCGTTCGGTCCGATCAAGAACCTCTGGGACTTCATCGGACAGCAGGCCGACAAGGCGTTCAACGGCGGATCCCTGGAGGAGCGTTTGGAGAATGCTCAGGTGCGCCTGCGCAATATCCGCGAGCGGATGGCCGGGCCCGGCGGGAGCTTCGTCAGCCGCCCCCTTGCCACCAGCACGCAGAAGGAGGTCGACGACCTCACGCGGCAGATGGAGGAGCGCACCCGCCGTTCGACCCAGGCTGCGGCTGCGCAGAGCTCACGCGAGATCGGCGACTTGGTGCGGTCGCTCGACCCTGCCGGGGCCGGCCTGAAAGAGATCCAAGACCGGGTCGAAAAGCTCCGCAAGGCGATCTCCGACCCTATTCGGCTCGGCCTTGATCCTGTGCTGCTCGCGCAGACGCAAACGGTTTTCGAGCGCATGAGTGTTCTGGCGCGCAATATGCGCGAGGACATTGAGAGATTCGGCGATACCAGCTTGGCTGCCGTGGCTCGCCAGTCTGAGCTTCAGAATCGGCTCGCGACAGATCGCGCGAACCCAGTTGATCGGCAACTCGCCGAGCGGCAGTTCCAGTATGAGAAAGCGCTCCGTGATGGCGGGTTCGATCCCGCCGCGACGCGCGAGAGCATCGCGAAGCCCTACAACGATCGCCTGTCCGACCCGAACCTTGACGCCCGTGACCTGCAATCCATTGCTGCTGCGCGAGAGGTCGCCCTGCGCACCATCACGATGCGGGAGGGCCTGACGAAGGTTCTCGGCCTCGACGTCGACACCATGAATAGGGAGACGGAGACCCGAGCCTCGCGCTCGCAGAACGTCAGCGCCTACATGGACCGCGTCATTGGTGCGGAGAGTAGCGGGGACACCAACGCGAAGAACCCGCTCTCCACGGCGACCGGCCTCGGCCAGTTCATCGAACGGACCTGGCTCGGCCTGTTCAAGGAGCGCTTCCCCGAGCGCGCGGCCGGCATGTCGCGCGACGAGATCCTGGCGCGCCGGACCGACCGCGGCGACAGCATTGAACTGATCCGCGTCCTGACGGAGCAGAACTCCCGCGCACTGGAGAAGGCCGGCCTCGCCACAACGGACCGCAACCTCTACCTCGCGCACTTCGCGGGCGCGCAGGGGGCGGTTGATCTCCTGAAGGCCGACCGTGGGACAAGCGCTGCCACCATCCTTGGCGCCGACGCAGCGCGCGCCAACCCGACGATCGTGGGCGGCGGCCGAACGGTTGGCAGCGTCATCGACTATGCGGATCGCGCCATCAATAAGGGGGCTCCCGCCATCCGCGCCTCTGAGCGCGAGGTGGCGGTACTGCGCACGCAGACCACCCTAACGGACCAGACCACCGAGGCTGAGGCGCGCCGGCAGAAGATCCAGGAACTCCTCAACGCCGAGATCGAGCGCGGCACAGCGCTGGGCCGAAACTTCACCACCGCCCAAGACCTGCTGAAGGCCTCAGCTTCACAGTTGACGCCCGAGATGGAGACGCAGCGCAAGGTTATCCTCGAGACGGCAGACGCTTACGGCAAGGCGCAGGCCGGCCTGGAGAACAGCCGCATCGGCCGGGACATTCTGTTCGACCGTGCGCAGATCGACCGCAGCCAGCAGGATCAGGGCGTGGCCTCGCGCTTGCGCGGGACCGGCCTCGGCATGGATTCGGCCGAGGCCGATGCCCTGCGGCTGAACGACAACCTCCGGCAGACGAGAGATCTCGCGAGCGGCGTCTTCAGCGGTATGCTCTCCGACCTGCGACAGGGCGTCAGCGCGGCAACGCTGCTGGGCAACATCACCAACCGGCTGGCCGACAAGCTACTGAGCACGGCCTCCGACAAGATCATCTCCAGCCTCTTCTCCGGCGGCGGTAAGGATGGTGGGGGGCTCATCTCCGGCATCGCCAGCTTCTTCGGCTCCGCAGCCCTGCCGAAGTTTGCCGAGGGTGGCGTCAGCGATCGGCCTTCAATCTTCGGCGAGGCAGGCCCAGAGGCGGCCGTTCCGCTATCGCGTGGCCGGGCCATCCCGGTCGAGCTGCGGGTGCCGCGCATCCAGCCGGTGCCGGCAGCCAACTTCAACCAGCCTGCCCCGGTCTTCGCGCCCAACATCATCACGCCGCCGGGCTACGTCGCCCAGACGCGCGAGGTCGATGACGGACGCGGGGGGCGCAAGCCCGAGATCTCGTTTGCTGAGATCACCGCCCAGGGCATTCGCAGCCCGCAGGGGCAGGCTGCGCTCAATCAGAAGCGGGTCGCGCAGCGATGATTCCCTACTGGCCCCTGGACCTGCCTCAGCGTGTCCTTGCGGACACCTTCAGCGAGACCCTGGCGGATGGCCGGCTGCGCACCGCCATGGAGACGGGACACGCCAAGTCGCGGCGTCGCTTCTCATCCGCGCCCAAGCCGGTCGCGGCGGCCTTCAAGGTGAATGCCGATCAAAAGGCGCGGCTTGAGCGCTTCTGGGACGAGGAGATCGCCGGGGGCTCTCTGCCCTTCCTCATCGCGGATCAAACCGCGGACGGCCTCGTGCTCCTCGCCGATGCCGGTCTGCCGCTTCTCGACGACCTCGGGCGGGCCCTCATCTGCACGGCATGGTGGCTGGTGCTGGCCAGCGACAGCCCCCCCGCCTTCACCACGCGCAATCGCGGCCTGTCCTACACGGCCGCCTTCCCGCTCTCGGTGCTTCCCTGATGGGTCGCCTCGCATCCCTCAACGCCCGCGCGGCGGCGAATGCCGAGCAGACGGATCAGGTCCCGATCCTGCTCGTCACGGTCCGGCACGCGAGCTTGCCCGAGCCGGCCTACCTGTCCAGCGACCCGACCGTCCGGCTCTCGGCCGATCCGCTGGCCTATGGCACCCGGCACCAGGGCAAAGCCTACGGCTTCGTTCTCATGGGCGCGGTGCTGCCGGACGACCAGAAGGATAGCCCGCCCAAGACGACCCTGGCGTTCGAGAACGTCGATCGGGATATGGCGAAGGCCCTCCGGTCGATCACACCCGGCACCTACGCCAGTGTGGACCTGACGGTGGTTCTCGCCGGGACGCCCGATGTCATCGAGGCGCGCTTCACCAACCTTCGCGGCATCCGAGGCACCTACGACGCCGCGCAGGTCTCCCTCGACGTCTCCCGCGAGCCCTTCACCTCCGAACCGATGCCGGCCGGGCGGATGACGGCCAATCGCTTTCCGGGACTGCACACCTGATGCACTGGTCCGAACCGTTCATCGGCCTGCCCTGGCAGGAGAAGGGTGACACCCACGCGGGCGTGTCGTGCTGGGGGCTTGGTGTCCTGATCTACCGCGAGGTCGCCGGTATCGTGTTGCCGACCTACGCGGAGGCCTTCGCCAACTCGGCCGAGCGCGCGGAGATTGCCGCCATCATCGACGGCGCCACGAGCGCATGGCCCTGGAACCTGGTCCTACCGGGCCAGGAGCGCGACCTTGATGTGGCGATCTTCCGGCGCGCTGGCATGGACACCCATGTCGGCCTCATCTGCGGGCGCGGCCGCATGCTCCACATCACCCACGACCAGGAGAGCGCCATCGTGGATTATCGATCGGGCCGCTGGGCGCACCGGCTGGCTGGCACCTACCGGCACGACGATCTGATGGGGCGCCGGTTTGACCGCTGACATCAGCATCCTGGCGCTGCCCCGTCTCGACCCAACCTTCGGGCGCATCGCATTCCGCGCGCAGCCGGGCACGTCGATCGCCGAGATGATCGAGCGGAGCTTGCCTCAGGCACAAGGGGCGGACCGGGAACGGCTGCGCGTGACCATCGGCGAGCACGTCATCCTGCCGGGCCTCTGGCACGTGGTGCGGCCGAAGGCGGGGACGCAGGTCATCATCCGGGTGGTGCCGGGCGGCGATGTCCTGCGCAACGTGCTGACCATCGCCGTGGCGGTCGCCGCCATCGCCGCCGGTCAGTTCTATGCCCCCGCCTTGGCCGGGTCGCTCCTAGGCTTCGGCGGGGCTGCCAGCGGCGGCCTGACCTCGGTCCTCTCTGCTGCGATCAGCACCTCCGTGCTGGTGGCCGGCACGCTCCTGATCAACGCGCTGATCCCGGTCCGGACCAACGGCAAGGACACGCCGACCTACGCCATTCAAGGGCTTCGCAATCAACCGACGCCGGATGGCGTAGTGCCGTTCGTGCTCGGCTTCCATCGCTACGCCCCGGTCTACGCCGCGCTTCCCTTCACCGAGGCCGTGGGCGACGACCGCTACGTCACGGCCGCGTTCTGCTTCGGGTACGGCCCTCTCGCCATTCGCAATGTCCGTATCGGCGAAACGCCCATCGAAAAATTCCAGGACGTGCAGGTCGAGCTGCGCGAGGGCCGCCCAGGCGACGAGCGGCTGGCGCTCTACCCGACGCAGGTCGTGGAGGTGCCGCTCTCAGTGGAGCTGAAGAGGTCCGGCCCGACCGGCGGGGCCCAGGCGCGCTTCACGGCCGCGGATGCTGCGACGGCATCTCTTGACCTGACCTTCCCAGGCGGCCTCGGCGGCTTCAAGAAGGACGGCAGCAAGGTCAACGTCCTGATCGACTTCCAGCTGCGCTACCGCCGGGTCGGCAACGAGGCTTGGGATTACACCGGCAAGATCTCGGTGACTGCGAACCGGCCTGGCAAGCCGCTCACGCGCACCTTTCCACTCACCTTCCCGGCGCGCGGGCGATACGAGATCGAGCTCACCCGCTTGGCCGAAGACCACGAGGACACGGACCAATCGAAGAAGGACATCCAGCGCAGCTCACGCTCCGCTTGGTCGGCGTTGCGCTCGTTCCGGCCGGAATACATCCTCAACTTCGATCAGCCCCTGGCCCTGGCCGCCGTGCGTATCCGTGCCTCAGGCCAGCTGAACGGCACGCTCGACGAGTTCAACGCCGACCTGTTCTGCATCTGCCCGGATTGGGATGCGGCCTCGCGGGCTTGGATCACCCGCGAGACGCAGATCCCGGCCTCGCTGTTCCGGCATGTGCTGACCGGCCCGGCCATCACCTACCCTCTCTCCGTAGAGGAGATCGGCGACCTCGAGGATTGGCACGCGTTCTGTGTGGCCAAGGGGCTGACCTACAACCGAATCCACGACTACGAGGCCTCGGTCCTCGACGTACTCTCGGACATCGCCGCCGCCGGCCGCGCGAGTCCGCACGACAGCGGTGAGCGCTGGGGCGTGGTCGTGGACCGGATCATCGACACGGTGACGGCGCATATCAGCCCGCGCAACTCCTGGGGCTTCCAGGGTGAGCGACCCTTCTCCAAGTTTCCCGACGCGTTCCGGGTGACGTTCCTCGACGAGACCAACGGCTACGCCAAGGCCGAGCGCATCGTCCCTTTTCCGGGCTTCGAGGGCGAACCGAAGGTCATTGAGAAACTGGACCTGCCGGGCGTGACGGCCCCCGATATGGTTTGGAAAGAGACTCGGCGCCGTCAGTACGAACTCATCCATCGGCCCGACACCTACACGGCAAACCAAGACTTCGAGGCCCTGGTGGTCGCGCGCGGCGACCGAGCCCAACTGAGCCACGACGTGCTCGACCGGATGATGGTGGCGGCCCGGGTAAAGGGTGTCGCCGGCCGCATGGTTTACCTCGACGAGATCGTGCGGTTCGAACCGGACCAGGCCTACGCCTGCCGGTTCCGGCGCACCAACGGCTCGACCCTGCTGCGAACAGTCGCCGGCTATGGCGAGGGGCGGGTGATGAACCTCACGGGCGAGGGTGACGCGCCGGAGGTCGGCAATCTCGCCTTCTTCGGGCCCTCCTCGCGGGAGTCCTTCGCCTGCACGGTCAAGGGCGTCGAGGCGATGGAGAATTTCACCGCCCGCCTGACTTTGATCGACCATGCCCCGCAGATCGAGCGCCTAGTCGACGCCGAGGTGCCGCCGCCCTGGAGCGGCCGGTCGGGCTCGGAGGCGCAGGCCAACACGGACGCGCCGGTTGCCCCCATCGTCACGGGCGTCGCCTCCGGACGGGAGGCCGCCAGCGTCGCCACGGCGGCCGTGCCGTATCCAGTGGTCGTGTCGCTGCAGCCGAACCCCTCCGGTACGGTCACGATCACCTCCTTCCAGGTGCTCCACCGCCTCCTGGGGGCGACGGCCTGGACCACGACGAGCGCGGAGGCCGGCAACGGTGCCGTGCTCCTGCCTGGCTACGCCAAGGGCAACCAGATCGAATATCAGGCCCGTGGAGTGTCCACCCTCGGCACTCTCGGCGCGCTGACCGCCCTGATGACCCACGTGGTGGCTGCGACGGACCCGATCGGCCCGGCCGCGCCGGAGCCATTCACGGTCGAAGCTCAGCCCGGCGGCGCCAGGGCGGTTTGGACCAGTAGCGCGAGCGCCAACAACGCGGCTTCGCGGATCTACGTCGCCACCGGCACATCGGCAGCCTTCTCTGCTGCAGCCCCCTATGGCGACCCAATCGCGAGTGGGGCGAACGTCGGCCTCTCGCTGGACCTTGTCCTGACCCCCGGCTCCTACAGCATCTTCGTTGTTGCCCTGGATGACGATGCGCCACCTGTCGCCTCGATCCCGCGCGGCCCGGCGAACGTCACCGTCATCTGAGCTCGGGCCCGGCCCTTCCACCAAATCCGAAACGATAGGGCCGCCTCCTGGCGCCCCCTCCAGTGATGGGGACTTGCTGCATGGCCGAGAACGGCATCCGGACGCCGAACGTGCCGAACGCTCCCCTTCTGGAGGTGCTCGGTCATTACGATGCCGGCGGAGGGCAGCGTGCGCTTGGTCGGGCAAGCCTTACCGCACTGGTCGACGCCTTGCGCGGGATCATCAGCACCGACCCGACCGGCGTGGCGTCGCTCCGATCCACCGTCAGCGCCTTGAGCGACACCGTCGACGGCAAAGCCTCCACCGACATCGTGGCCGCCGTCCAGACCAATCTCTCGAACCTCGACAAGGGCACGACGAAGAACCTCTCGGATCTCCGTACCGCGCTCGTCGCGCTGATCGACGCCGTTCAGACTAACCTCTCGAACCTCGACAAGACGGTCGCTGCCCAGGGTCAAGCGAAGTTCGACGCCATGTCGATCCAGCCGCTGCTGGCCGCGATCGAGACCAACCGCGCCGGCACGCAGACCTATCTGCTGGGCAAGATCGTCGACGAGGCCCTGACCCGCTACACGGACGACGAGGCGGTCAAGGCCGTGGTCGCCGCGCTCGCCGCCGCGGTGATGGCGCGTCTGTCCGCCCACGACGACCTGATCGCGCGCGCCGCGCTGCTCGGCGGAGATGCCGGCCGGCCCGGCGACGGCGCGCAGGCCTTCACGCACGGCGGCGCGACCGGGCCGAGCGCAGCCCTGCCGCCGCTCCCGCCCGCGATGCTCGCGATGGGCGACAACGGCATGGTCGCGCGTTGCGCCGGAGCGGACCTGATCGCCCGGCGCGCCGTTACGGCGGTGGAGCGTTCGCGGGTCTACCGCGCCCGTGGCGTCGTCCAGCGCCGAGCCAACCCGAGCGATCCGTCGAACGATGCCGTCAGGCTCTGCGCGGCCTGGCTGGATCAAGCCTGCAACCAGCTTCCGGGCGCGGACGGCTCCACCATCCTCAAGGGCTTCGCCTCCCTGGTGGTCGCCGACGGGCGACAGGAGATCATTGCGACCTTCTCGCGCAACGCGGCCTCCGGCGCGGCTCTACCAGTGCCCAAGCGCGCCCGCTTCATGCGCCTCTACGTGCAGACCTTCGGCCTGGACGGACAGACCGATGTCGAAATCCTGCAGGTCGACGACATCACCAACGCCTTCGTGCTGGATCCGGTCAGTTCGGACCTGACGGCTCGGGTCGACGCCATCGACAGTGCGGGCCTGCCCGCTCGGCTCTCGGCCGTCGAAACCCAGGTCGGCAACCCGCTCGCCCTAACCTACCAGACGCGCTCGGATGCTGCTGGCGCCACGGTGCCGAGCTCGATCACCCTGCTGCGGACCCTCGGCAGGGTCACGGCTGGCGACGGCAAGGCGAAGGATTACCGACGCGTCGGGTCTCTGGCGCCCGGCGTCGATGGCTTCTCGACGCGGGACGGTGCGGTCTGGCAGGCGATCGGCGTCGTGCCGGCGATGCAGGCGGTGATGCTCAATATCGAGCGCGCCGATATCGCGGGGCAGTACACCGGGCCGACTCGCTTCCGCACGCTCAACGGCGCGGCCTGGAAGCTCGGGGGGCAGTTCGGTCCCTACGCGATCCAGAACCTCTCCGGGGACTGGTTCGAACTCGATCTCTCGCTCGGCGTGGTCCGTCCGGAGTGGTTCGGCGCGGTCGGCGACTTCGTACCCGGGGCCACCACGTGGACCGACAATAAGGACGCGATGGCGCGCATGTTCGGCTTCGTGCCCAACGGCGCCATGATCGTGCTCGGCGCCTGCCTCTATGCGGCGTCCGCCTACCCGACCACCTACACCAAGGGTTACGGGATCGAGGGCCAGGGTAGCGACGTGTCGGGACTCGTCGTCACCGGCGGCGGCTCGGGGCCGAACATCCAGCTCGCGGGCAAGAGCACCTGCGCCCTGCGCAAGTGGTCGATGCTGACCACCGGCGTCGACCAGGGCACCGGCATTACGATCGCCTACAACTCGGACCCGAGCCGACCCTTCGCCAACCGCGAGACCCGGCGGCTCGACATCCTCGATTTCCATACCCGTGGCGTCGACACGACGGCGCACGGGTTCAATACCCACGGCCGCCTGACCAACCTCAACGGCGCCGACTACTCCCAGTGGTGGATGAACGGCCGCGCTACGGGCGGGACCGAAGGCAACGCCGAGGGGGACAACAGCCACACCCCGTTCGGGCTGATCCTCGACGGGACGGTCTACCCGACCGACCACATCTTCCATGCCCCGCGCGCCTACGCGATCGACGTGCCCCTCTATTTCAAGGGCGCGTGCGAGGGCATCATCCTGCACGCCTACACGATCGTGAACTGCGGCTGGCTCGCCTGGATCCTGCCGGACGAAGGCTACGGCGGGCGTCCGCAGGCGTATGCCACCTACGGCCACTGCAACACCTACAAGGGTGGCCTCAAGCTCTCGAAGATCCAGAGCGCCAAGATCGTCGGGGGCATGCTCTACCGCAACCCCGGCTCGACCTCGCGGTGGATCGGCATCGACGCCGACAACCTGATCGATTGCGAGATTTCGGCCAACGAACTGGTCAACCAAGCCGTCGCGGGCGACGGTTCGCCGAACACCAATTCGGTGGGCATCCGGCTGTCCGGGGCGGCGACCGCCAACGTGCGCATCCACCACAACCATATTGGCGGCACCTACGCTCAGAACCGGCTGGGCACTGGAATCGAGATCGCGGTCGGCACGCCGGGCGTGATCATCGAGCCGACCAATACCTACAACGCCGTGACGGCGATCGCGGACGGCAACCTCGGGGCCGGGCTCGGGCTGACCCAGTATGGCGGCCGGGCCGCCAGCCTCTACCTGACGAACTCGCGGCAGGTCGGCACGAACCCAACCCCCATCGCCTTCGACACGGTGGCCGAGGACACGATCGGCCTCGCGCCGGTGGGCGGGCTGTATTCCGGCATCCGGATCCCCTCCACGGCGCCGCCCTGCTACGCCAACATCACGGCTGGCTGCGTCTGGAACGGCGGGACGGGCTTCCGCACCCTGGAGATCCGGCGCAACGGCCTCGCCTTGCCGATGCGCGCCTTCACGGTGGTTCCGGCGCCCGGCGGCGTGTCTCTGCCGCAGCAGGTCGTCGCGCGGCGGGTCCGGTTGCTCCCCGGCGATGAGATCACCCTTCAGGGTTCGCAGGACACCGGGGCGCCGCTCGGCGTCCAAGGGTCCGGCAACACCTGGCTGTCCCTCGAACTCGTAGGCTGATCGACCATGGCGGACGATGGACTGACGACGAAGCGCGAACTGATCGCGCAGTGGCGGGCCGAGGCCGAGGCCGACGAGGCGATGGCCAAGACGGTGCACGAGCGCAGCCGGCACTTCTACGAGACTAAGGCGGCCAATCTGCGCGTTCAGGCTGACCGCCTGGAAGCGACCCTGCCGGCGCAGGTCTCGCCACCCTTCGAGGGCGAAATCCCCGACAGCTCGGAGCCGCAGGCATGACGCCGGTCGTCTCCGGTTTCACCCTACGTCGTGGCGACACGCCGAGCCTCGGCCTCATCCTGGAGGGCCAGCACGTCGCCTCCAACGAGATCGTGCCCCTGCCGCAACCGGGTCATGTCGTCGTCTGGACGATCGGCTGGCCGGGCGCGAGCCGGACTTGCCGCACCGATGCGGCCACCAGCGACCCGACGCACCGGCTGAGCGTCGATCCGCGAACCCGCGCCATCGCCTACCCGGTGACGGCGGCGGACGTGGCCACGCTCATCGGTTCCGCCGTCGCGCCCTACGCCGTCCAGCTCATCGAGAGCGACGGCCGAACCACGACGTACCTCGTCGGCACCATCAACGCGGAGGGCTGACGCATGGCCGACGCTATCCCCGTATCCGAGATCGGCAGACTTGAGCCCGAGGTGTTCCGGCTGTCGCCCTTTCTCGTGAAGGTGATCGTGCCGTTCTCGACGGGCACCGTCGACGAGGCGGTGCGCCAAGTTCAGGCGCTGATCGAGGATGCGGTCTCGTCCGCGGTCGATGCGGCGCTGGAGCCGATCCGCACCGCCCTGGGGGGGAAGCAGCCGCTCAACGCAGATCTGACCGCCATCGCCGCCCTAGGCACCACG